TATCATCTCCACCACCCTTTCCTCCACTACCATTTGGATTAACAGTGTTTGATATTCTCTTTCGATTTGCTTGTCTAGCACCATGACCACCACCAGTTGAGGTTATACCTAAAGCAGAAGAATTAGAACCATTAGCGGCACCTGGATTTGTACTTCCAGAGCCACCTCCACCTACAGTTATAGTATTATTGCCAGTAGATGATATAGTAACAGTTCCAGTTCGATATCCACCAGCACCTCCTCCTCCAGAAGCAGAAAAAGTATAATTCAGTCCACCACCAGAACCACCACCAGCAATAATTAAATAATCTACAGTAGTATATTGTGAACCCCCTACACCAACAGTAGTAACACCAAAAGTGCCAGAAGATGTAAATCTGTGAAACTTGTAATTGCCAGATGTAGAAATAGTACCACCAGTTGCTACCATATGAGTGACATTTGATGCACCATAAAACTCATTAAAGGCACTTTGTGCGTTAGCTGATTTACCAATTAAACCTCTAACGTCACTGTCATTGATAGAAACTGTTGTGCCAGAAGTTGCATCAAGCTCGACATGAATATCGTCTAAGCTTATTGCTCCGCTTGTTTGTAGTGCCATTATGGTGATCCGAAAGCTGTTATGTTGTTTGCTGAAGTAACCGCACCATTTGATGCAAGTTTAAATACTGTTGAACCATTATATTTAAAATCTAAATCGTTACCATCCAATACAATTTCCCATTTACTCGTACCAAATTTTACAGATTGGCTCCCCATCAGTATATCGTTACTGTTTACATCTAAATCACCAGCTAACTGTGGAGAACTATCAGCAGACAAATCTGTATCACTGTCCGATAAACGAGCAGATGGAACTGTACCAGACGTTAGATTGCTTGCTGATAATGCAGTTAAATCTGCATGTTGAGTAACAGAACTAGAAGAAAGCCTAGCATCAGCGAATGTACCTGTTGTTATTTTTGCAGTGTCAAGATTTGGAATATCGGATGCAGCTAAAGAAAGCCTAGCTGATGCTATTGTTCCAGATGTAATCTTCGATGCTGGTAACGCTGGAATTTCAGCAGCATCTAATGCTATTCTTGCGTTATCTATTGTTCCTGATGTTATTTTAGACGCTGGTAAATCTGGAATGTCATCGGCTGTAAATCCACCAGTAATTATGTTTGCTAAATCTCTTGCCTTTGTCATTTACTCACCTTTTTGATTTGCTAAATACTTTGCTTTCATATCTGCAGTAAAATAATCTGTTAGCTCTTTCTTAAGGTCAGCGTCAACTTCACCAAAAACATTTTGTAGTTCTGTATCCCAGTCCCAGTCTTCTTGTTTCCAACCTTCTGGCTTTCGTATTTCTTCTTTTACATCACCCTCTTTTTTTGCACCTGATTTTACTTCTTCATCATCTGCTTCATAGTAAGTGTATTCACCACCATCTTCCCAGACATTTGAACACATAAAACCACACGCATGATTATCAGAGGTGCGAACTACATCCATTGAAAATTGATGTTTTGTTGTTGTGTATTTACTCATTTATTTATTCTCCGTTTTTAAACTTGATATGTAAAATGAAAATTCCAGTAAGCATCATAGTAAGCAACTTGATGGAGATTTCTTGCAATAAGCCTATACCCTTGATACCAATGTGAGCTTGACCCAACACTTACAAAACCAGATAAAGTCTCAGAAGAACCACCAGTAGTCCATGCTCTTGATGTACCTATATTTGCATTTGAAGAATATATTCTTGCGGTTGTTGAGCCGGGTTGAACAACTACCAGTCCATATGCACCACTAGAGTAATACGACCCAAAAAATCCCATACCAACACTTCTAAAACTTCCGCTTCTTGATGTAATCGGTAATCCAGTTATGTCTACATAAGTATGGACACTATGGTGCGGTCGGCTAGCCCATTGACCATTAGCAACGCAAGTAACAATATTTCCAGTCCTAGAATAGGTTGCATTTGTATTATGTACACCAGCTACTGTTATATTTGGAGACCAAGTTCCAGTTGCTTGCGTGACTGCACTAACGTGTTGAGTAACAGCACCGCTTGGCACTCTTGCACTTGGTATAGAACCAGATGTAAGATTACTTGCGTTAAGATTTGTAAGGTCAACATGTTGTGTGATATTAGATGACGCAAACCTAGCATCAGCAAAAGTTCCAGAGGTAATCTTTGATGCTGCTAAATCTGCTAATCTAGCTTCTGCGACTGTACCACTCGCAATATTAGAACCATTCAAAGCTGTAATAGCAGAACCTGAAAAGTTGTATCTTAGTGCTTCATACGTACTCATTATTATTTCTCCTGTAATACCCAACCTTGGGCTGCATTTACGTAAACTAATGCAAGACCTGCTCTATCAGTTGCTACTGTCATATCACTTGCATCTCCTTGTATCTTGTGGCTGTTTCTAGCAATAGTTAAGTTGTTACTATCAAAGGACCCTGTATGATCTACAAAACGTATAGTATCTCCTAATGCTGCAGAGCTAGGTAAAGTAGCTGTTACAGCACCACCTGAAGTATCAACAAAGTATCCACGACTAGCTGCTGCGTTAAATGCACTTGTTTTAATTTCCCAAACAAAATCTTCTTGTAACGTAACAGAACCACCTAAAGCAACTGATGATCCATTAATAGTTATTGCTGAGTTAGCTAATGCTGAGTTAGGAACTGAGCTTAGTCTAGCGTTTGGTAATGTTCCTGTAGATAGGTTAGATGCATTTGTTGTATCAACAACAGCAAAAGTATTATCTCCTCGTAAAAATGTAGTAGTATCTTTTGTTCCAGAAGTTCCAAGTCTTGCTATAGGAACTGTGCCAGCATTTATGTTTGATGCGTTAATTGATGCAACGTTAAACGTACCAAACCCAACTATGTCTACTACATCACCGTTTGCAAGAGCAGAAGCAAAAGTAACTGTGTCACCACTTGTAACAGTTACGTCTGTACCATTAACTTGCTTTACACCATTAAGATAAACATCAACAAAACCAGCATCATAATTTAAACTATTTCCGTTTGCATCAGATCCTGTAACAGATGTTGGAGTTCCACTAATGTTATAGGTAAATCGTGCGGATGTTCCGTTTACAGATGACCCTGCGTTTTGAAATCCACTCGATCCAAAAACTTTCATTGTGTTTGATGAAGTATCAAAAACTAAATCACCAATATCGTTATTACTAGTAGGTGTTCCTGCCTGAACTCTATATCTATCTGCAAAATCATTTATACCAGAAACATTATTTGCAACGGTTGTTACGTTTGAAGCTATTCCTGCTACTGAAGTTACATTTGAACTTATACCAGCTACCGTGTTAATATTAGCATTATTTCCTGCTACTGTATTAATATTAGAACTATTTCCAGCAACAGCAGTGATGTTACTTGCGTTACTTACAGCAGCATTAATATTACTTGCGTTACTCACTGCAGCATTAATGTTTGTTTCATTGCCTGCTGCTGAAGTAATGTTACTGTTGTTACCTGCTACAGCATTAATATTAGTTGCGTTTCCAGCAACTGCATTTACATTTGCTATTGATCCTGCCGTTGTGTTTACGTTAGCTATAGACCCAGCAACTAGTGATATATTACTATCCTTAACAGTAATAGTATTACCCATACCGTTACCATGAACGTAACAATAGTATCTTAAACCACTGCTAGGCGCGTTAGAGGCCACCTCTATTTGAATCTTACGTGCTCCCGAAGCTCTACCAGCATTAAAAGTAGTTACATTAACATAGTTTGATTTTGTTGCTGATGATCCGTTTAAGAAATAAGAAACACCAACATCATACTCAGAACTACCGTTCTTAAAAACTAGTGGATGCCCATCGTTACTTGAGTCTGTTTGATTAAATATATAAGTATTACCTCTAAACATCTCTATTGCTGGATAAGCAGCACCATCAAGATAAAAGAAATTACCACTTCCAGGATTTACAACAGTTACTGTATAAGTCTTTTCTAAACTGTTAGCAAGAGATGTGACGTCACTAGCTATGTTTGCAACACTAGTTACATTAGAGCTAATACCACCTACTGTATTAATATTTGTAGCATTTCCTGCTACTGCAGTAATATTTGAGTTAGCTGCTGCTACTGTATTAATATTTGTTTGTTCAGAGCTAGTTGGTTTTACATCTTCCCATGCAGATCCGGTATAAACTTGCATACCATCGCCAGTTTTAAAGTATAACGCACCTGTAGCTAGCGCATCTCCATCATTATCAGTTGACGGATCACTACTTTTAGCTCCTAAATACCTATCATCAAAACTATCGAAGCTATTTGCAGCATTTGTGGCACTAGTAGCCGCCGCAGACGCGCTCGAAAGCGCAGAGTTGGCTTGTGTTGTGGCGTTTGTGGCCTGAGTTGATGCTGTAGACGCTGAAGCTGCTGCGTTTGTTGCACTAGTTGCTGCATTTGTCTCACTTGTAGCAGCGTTTGTCGCGTTTGTGCTAACAGAAGACACAGCATTGCTAGCTGTTGTGGCGCTACTGGCTGCGTTTGTGGCGCTTGTAGCTGCTGCAGTTGCAGAACTAGCTGCTGCGGTTGCAGAAGTTGACGCTTCTGTAGCTTTTGTTGTTGCTGTTGTTGCCTGTGTGGCAGCTGTAGTAGCAGAAGCGGCTGCATTAGTTGCAGAAGTTTGCGCAGATGCAACGTCTGCTGCAACAAGATCGGGTATACCATCAATTTTTGAGTCAGTAAATAAACCACCGTTAGCTTCATTGTCTGTCGCTCCTGTAAACTGACCTGGTCGTGCTGGTGTTGTCATTATATCAACCCTCTTCCGTTAAAGTTTATTTGTACATTACCACCAGAAGCATTTCTTTTCCTGTCTTCGTTATTAAGTTCATTAATTTCGTTATCAAACATTAGTTTATACTTAGCAGCTTGTTGATCATCTTGCACAAATGCAAAAACTTCTACTAATGCCCCATATAGTAGTATGCGTTCATTTTGGTCTCTTAACCAGTTTGGTACTTCTGTACCTATATAATTAACTGAGTTTGTACCTGCGCTTCCTGTATCAGCAGCTGTAGCTTCTGATTGAGTTGCATATGCAGTAGTTGTATTACCATTTACAAAAAATAACGGAGTTGTACCACCAGAGGTAGTTAAAAATCCCGCTGTAAAGTTTAATACTGTTACGGCATATTTAGCATCTAATGCAGGTAATCTTCTATAATATAGTAACTCAATACTGTCTGCTGTATTACCAAAAGCATTTTCACCAAAGCCAGGTGTTAAAAATATTAAGTTACGTTCTCTAGTAAAGTAGTTATTAGCTAAGTACTTTTCTGCTGTAGGATCGTTAAACGTTCTAACATCTAACTTTTCATTAAATACTCTAGTTGCACCACCAGCAGAATCTAACTCTTTTATTTGTATTATTTCAATTAAATCAAATGGAACCTTTATCTCAGTTTTGCTAGATTGTAGTTGAGTGTTATTAGTTGTAGCTGCTTCCAAAGTTGTTTTATTATAAGTTGCAACGTTTTCTAAAGGAGGAACTCTAAGATTTCTATAGGCCTTATCAGCTGCGTATCTCAAAGAATCTTTAATAATGTTATCACTAACAACTTCTTCGTCTCTGTTAGACCAATTGCGTACTAAAGCTACGAGTTCAGTATAAGTCATAATACCCTCCTATGTATTTACAAGCAGATGAGGATATTCCATTTTTAATATAACTTTTAACTTTTTAAGCTTGTCCTTATCGTGCATAAAGGCAGGATCATGTAAATCAATACCATAATCCTCTTTTATTTTTATAGCGACTATATCAGGTATAGTAGCCATTTTACGATAACCCATTTTGCTTTTACCAAAGTAAGCCTCTCTATCCCTATCTCGCTTTACTGATTCAATAAAATGTGTTACATCTTGTGTAGCTTGCCAATTGTTGGTTTCTAAATCATATCCAGCCTTTATAGACTTTTTAGGATCAACGGTGGCACTAGAAAAATTAAATTCATATTGCCTTCCCATTATGTAGCAGCCTCTGTTATAGCAACAAATCTTCCTGACTTGCCTATATAACCTAGCTCATCACCAGCAGTTGCGGCTGCAGGTGCTGCGTTAGTTGCTACTGAACCTGCGTTAGGCGTAAAATGTGTTAGCTTATATCCACCACTAGTTACTTCAGCGATTCTAAATACTGATCGGTCTACTGGATATATATTTCCATTAGCTGCTCTTATTACGTACATTGGCTTTCCCTCCCTTATGCACTGTTTGTATTTCGAAAGAAGCTTTTAAACTTGCTCCCTTGTGTGGTTTATATCCACCTGCAGGATTTTTCATTAGTTTAAAACCTTTACCACTTTTCATCCAATGAAACCCTTCAGGCGCTTGTACAGATTTATTTGCCATTTTTATCTTTCCCGTGTGCTTTTCTTATTGCTTGTTTACCTTTTTTAAATATACTAGATACTTGTGACTTACCCATAACTCTAGCTCGTTGTTCTCCAACAGTAAGTATTTGTATCTTTCTAGCATAAGGCTTATTAATTCTTTTTACTTTAGCTACCGTTGCCCTAGCATCAGCTGGCGTAGCAAACTTTATACTTACTGTATCCTTAGGGTTTTCGTCTGTATAAAGTCTGCGGCCAGAACCTTTAGGCTTTTTACCAGTACCCTTTTTAGGATCTGGCATTATGCTTTTTTAGTCATGTTAGGCTTATTCCTAGCTGGTCCACAACCCGCTACTTTAGCACCATGTTTATAGTATTTAGCGTCATGAACTCTACCACCATGCATCATCTGCATAACTTTGTTCATATCGTCCATTACCATTCCTCCGCCCGGCTTATAGTGTACTTTACCACCGTGCATCATTTTCTTATCTTTTCCGTAATGACCTGGCATTTATCTCTCCCTTAATTTAAAAAATGGGGAGGCGATTAAACCTCCCCAAAAGTCTTATGCAAGACCGTAGATAGCTCCGCAACCCTTAGGATTACGTACTTCAAGTGTAAGCTCTTCAACCATCATTCCAACAGTTGAGTCACCCTTTTGCCCTACGTCCACCTCTTGTAGAGGTCGTAGATTCGCAATAGCGAAATACATAGGATCGTAAATTAACGCTGACTTGTCTGCCATGTTAGTTGTAGCACCTAGGTTACCAGGTGATCCAGCAGAGTTTGTTAGCTGTACGGCATTCGTTAGACCCATGATGTAGTTAGGTACTACCATTAAGTCACCAAAATCAGACATGTATACGTCGACAGATTGACGTAGCTGTCCTGAGGAACCGATTTCTCGCTTAACACCGGTATCAGATACCATTAAGTCAGAGAAGTCTCTCCTTAGTTTTGGTGATACCATTATGCTAGTAGCGGTTCCACCCTGCTCATAGATTTTCTGCATAACAGAGTCGATGTCTGTTAATGCTAGAGAACCTGTAGAAGGCTGAGAAGTTCCAGAAGTAGCAGCACTTCTAATTCTACCAGTACCATCTGCAGTTGTTGCAGGAGCACCATACCCACCTACGTATACGCAAGTGTCAGTAGAGTTAATGAAGGACTGGTATCCACCAGCACTTCTGGCGTTAGCATTTTGGTTACCAACAGCAGCAGAAACGTTGTGTGAGTGAATCATGTCGTGCTCGACGTCACGCTTCATTTCAGTTCCGCGCTTTTTAAGTTGGTAAGCATACTCATCAGCTACACCAGCTTGATCAACAGCTCGTCTAGTTCCTGACACAGCAATAGTTTTACCATTGATCTGTGTGTAGTTACCTAGTCGTGTTCGGTTAGGTCCATCAGTTGCAAACTTAGCACCAACTGCAGGAGTTGCAGTCGCACCACCACCTGATACAGGCTCAATGTAATCGGTACCCTCACCGATCCTTGAGTCACCAGGAGTTTCTAGTTCGTCAGTCTGCCATTCGTGATAGATTGCAGAAGCTTTCGCTTTACCGATAGATGATATAAAAGGAGTTTCGTCCCTTGTAATCATCGTAATAAAATCAGCAAGGTCTTCCCTTTGGGAAACGTCCTTGCCTGTGGATCTAGCCGGACCTGCTGGTCCACCTACACCACGTACACCAAGTACATTAGTCATTTGTAATTACCTCCAAAGACTGAGTTAAGTTAAACGTTACTCAGAGACTTTTGGGCTATTGACTTTAGGAAATCCATATCTTCGTTGCCTTCACCTTTCCCAGCTAGTACTTTTGCACGCAGTACCTGGTCAGCATCTTGTTTCTGTTTAGAAACAGTTTTAGCTTTCCTCACTGGTGCCTTTTTAACTGGTAAGGCTTTACGCTTTACAGAACCTTGCTTGATGCCTTGTTTTAGTTGTCTGTAGTCATCTACAAACTTTACTATACTAGGATCAGTAACAGTATTTAAAACATCCTCTTTTATTCCTTCTGCTAGAGCAAACTCACGTATAAGTTTAGCTCTACTCTCGTCGTAACCAGGTATCATAGTAGGAATAGTATCGTTAAAATGCTTTATTTGCTCATTCCAAGCTTTCTGAGTTTCCTCCTGTGCTTGTTTTTGCACAGCAGCTGTTAATTGCTCTCGCTTGTTACGAGCAGTCCAATACTCTTTTTGCACTTGTTCACGCTCGTCTTTTAATTCACTTAAGTTGTATGAATCATTATCCTTACGTGCTTCTGTAATTTTTTCCTCGAGTTTATGGTATTGTTCCGCTAAGTCTTTTTCACTTGAATACAATACTGTTAAACTAGCTTTTGACATACCGTCAAGTTGTGCTAATTTATCTTGGTATTCTTTTTCAAGTTCTTTCCTAGCATCTCCAAGCTCTCGACCCTTCTTAGAAAGAGATTGTTCAGTAGAGTAACCTTTAATAAGATCACCAAAAGATACTTCAGTATCTGTACCGTCGATTTTAACGGATACTTTAGCATCTAAGTCTAAGTCTTCTTGAGAATAAGTTTCAGTTTCTTGGGTAGCGGCTTCTTCAGCGGCATCCTCAACTGGCGCTTCTTCACTTTCTTCTTGGACCTCTTCTTCAACTTCTTCGCTAACGGGTTCCTCAGACTCTTGGGTCTCTGAATCTGATTCTTCCGGGTCTAACTCAGGCACTTGCTCTTCGGGTAGAGATTGTGTAAAAGGCGAGCTTTTCACAATGTCAGCCAGCAACTGATCTTCTGTTCGACCTACATTGGCTTGGGAGTCATCCTGTTGGGTAGAGTCCACTTGTGCTTCTGTATTATTATCCATTAGCTACCTCCTTTACCGGGGCTGCCTTAGAATTCTTTAATTCCTTTTTATATATATCTTTTAAAGTATACAGACTTACTAACAAACCACAGTTAACTTTTGTTTTACCTGCAGATCTCATAGAGTCATACTCTAAAGTATTTATCATTGTGTCTATATTATATAGTAGTTCGGTTTTATTTATTTCCCTCACTCTCGTTCTCCTTCATTATAGGTACATTTTTTCCATAAGTCTCAATATTTATCATCTTCTCTTTGACACTACCAAGTGCCATTGCAGTTGCGTATAAAAACTCTCGAGACTTAGTTTCGTGAGGCTCGGTCTTTAACCATTGTAAAAACAGATCTACTAGTATATCACCATATGCTTCATCAAAAAACTCATCCCGTTCTCTAGCTGCGAACTTACCTTGTACGTGAGCTCGCCTAGCTAGTTCTTCCGGGTGTATCTTATGATTACCATAGGATTTAGTATTACTTAGCCTCTTCTCAGCCGTCGCTTTATACTTATCCATTTTGTCCTTATTTTATTTTAATCGTTCTAGGTTTCTTCTCTTCAGGAAGTATCTTTTCTAATTTAATAGTAAGTAAACCACAAAGCAAAGATGCGTCTTTTACAACTACATCTTCAGCTAGTGTAAACTTTTTATGAAACTTTCTGTAAGAAATACCTCGATAAATTTTATCGTTATCATCTTTATTTTCTTTTACAGATTTAATAGATAGCATGCCATCAGCTACTGTAACTTCTATTTCAGACTTGTCAAAGCCAGCTACTGCCATCTCTATCTTAAATTTTTCTGCATCCTCCTTTACAATATTAAACGGAGGATAAGTATCCGTATTTGTATTTTCTGCTAACCTTTCTACTAATCTATCAAAACCAATAGTGTAGGGTGTATAATTATTGAACCAATCAATTATTTCTAAATGTCTCATTTGTTTCTCCTTAAAAAGCAAGATAATAAATGCATAAAACACCTAAGATAACCATAATAATATGCGTTATCAAAGCTTGTTTATTCATTTATGCAATCAGCGTGTTATATACAATCTCACCATTTTGTGCAGATGTACCATGCGCTGTTTTTAAACTAGTTAATGTTTGGGCTCCATTATCTAGCCCTGTAACTATAAGAAAAGACTTTTCAGCACAAGTTAATCCTGTCTGTACGTCTGTTCCGCCTGTAGCTACATTAAACGTAATTCTAGCATCAGAGTCATTAGTAACCATTATACTTCCAGCTCCTGAGCCAGCAGCAGTCGTTACTGTACCTGATTGTGTGCCTCCAACTCCTGAAGCATTAATTGTTACTGTTCCCATTTTTTCCTCCTAAAATGCTACTTGCCATCATTAATATTTCGTCATAGCTCGGATGAGGTGGTATTTGTGCCCCTTCCTTCTGAGCTTTAACACTAAGTTCTGCCCATTGCTGAAAATGTTTATCTATAGCAACAGCTAGTTGTCTAGCATTATCGTCCATAGTATTTTTAGCTTGAGCGTTTGTATAGGCAACATTAGCTTCTTGTAACTTAACATCACTCATTGCTTTTTGCATAGCCGCCTCTCTAGTTGTTTTAGCGGCTTGCGATTGCAACTGTATTGCTTTCATAGCTTTTTGCCTAAACTCGTCTTTATTATAATCTTCTAAGAAATCGTTACTATCTAAATTCATAGCTTCTATTATTTTAGTAGCTAATACCGCAGGAGCTTCTGGCTTTATAGCCATACCTGCTCCTTGTTTATTTAAAGCCGGGAGAACTTCTGCACCTATTTGTCTCAACTTGTTTAGTCGAGTGCTGTTACTATTTTCTCCTATATCAAGAAGAATTTCAACTTCCATCTTACTTGGTAGTGCGTTCATATCTATAGTTTTGTATACATTATTCATATTAAAAGAAAGTTTTCTTTTCATATTTTTATGCATAGTCGTATAGACCCCAGCAATTAACCGCTTAAATCCTGTTTCAGCAAATCTCCGCGCAATATGAGATATACGCTTCTGGGCTGCTGATTGAACAGCGGCAAATTTTTGCTCAGAGTTACCTGATACGTACAAAGTATCGTTAAGACCTTGTACTGTTTTACTCATACCTGTAGCTTGTTCTTTTATTGTCTGTAAATGGTTTAATAAAGGAACTGTACCTGTAGATATAGTTTCAGGTGGTAGAGTTGTTACTGATCCTTGAGGATTACCATTTGTAGGTATAATCTGCTTTGGTTTCATATTTTGTAAAGCAGAAAAATCTACTACATTTGGATCAGCAAGCTTTGGAGCATAGTTAGTTAAGTAAGTATTTTCTACAAAACCTCTTAATATTGCTGTGTTTGCTAATGTAGAGCTTCTTGTAAAGTCTGCCATTGACAAACCATAAAACTCAAACGGTATATCAAAAGGAACTATAGAAGCTAGTGGTATTTCATCAACATCATTTTCATATATAATATGATTACCAATAGTCATGATGTGTTTTAGCTCAGCAATACCATCTCCATCTCTATCTACTCTTATCCAGCATTCTGTAACGTTTACATTTATATTTGCTTCTAATGGTACTTCATATGATTCAGCAGATCCTTGCCAATACTCTTGCCCTGTTACATGCTTTCTAGCTGCAACATCTTGTGAGTATTTAGCAGAACCTAACCATGAAGTATCATGCATACTATCAAAATCTATATCATCAGATACTTCTGGGTAATACTTTCGTATTTCAGATCTTGACATTTGTGTCTGTATTCCTACAAACTGAGCATCAGATATACATGTAGACTCTCGTGATATTCTAAAATTTTCTGGTGGTATTAGTTCTAGTTTTACTTTAGACTTATCTATTTTCTTTCTAACTCTAACATCAACATAAACTAATTCTAGTTCATCTTCTTGCGTTATTTCAGACTTAACAGGTCTGTTTTCAAACTCTAATTCTCCAACGACCTCTACATTGTCATCGGCTAATATTTCATCTAGTTTTACCTGTGTTATTTCTTCATAATCTTCAAACACATAATCGTAATCTTCTACAAAGTCCCATCTACATACAGAGTTTTTCCATAGTAAAGCAGCTTTAATCCATTGTGACATAAACTCCCAACCATTGTTTTGTTTAAACATACAATAGTTAACTACATCACTAGCGTCTTTTGCAGACTTAAATGCTGCTGGACTATCATCATAAGGCATAAACCTAGCTAGTTTATGATTATTTAAAAACAAATCAGATAAAATAGCAGTATATGCTTCTATGACTTCAGTAGTAGAAGTATCAACAATAGCGGAAACTCCTTGTGGTGATAGATGATCTGACGGAACTCCAGCGTATTCATAAGTTGCTTTTAATCTTTCTCTAGCTAAGTCAGAACTATTAAGAAAGTCACCAGTACTGTTTTGAACTCCCATTTCGATAAGATTAATGAGTTGCTCGTCGGTAACTGGTTCTTTATAACCATACCGTTTCATTAATACTTACCTCCTATTTTTAAATAAGTTCTTGCTGCCTTTTCTAGTTCAACAGCTGTATATTCTTTAGGTTTAGGAAGAGGCTTGTCTAATACCTCTTTAGTCGTCTTTTCTTTTTTCTGTTGCTGAATTACAGCATCTTGTATATATCTAGTCATGATCCGCTCCCGGGTTCATTCAATCAATTAAACATTAATTCAAAGTGAGGACCATCGATAAATGGCCGTCTACCTTGTGATCTCCTTAAATCAACGTATTTATTCATAGCTTCTTCAGCAGTGCCTGGGTAATCTCTAATATCACCTTCAGACCAGGCAGCTCCCCACTTAACAGCTGTATTATTTTTCTTAGCAGCTTCTTTCATTGCATCACATATATCATCGTATACGTTTATTTCCCAGCAAGGTTCTCCATCAACATATGCCATTAAATCTACAGCATGACAAAACCCGTCTTCTTGTTTTAAATGCTTGCTTTTCATTGTTTGTGATCTGCCAGCAGCTACTAGCTTTTCTTGTTCTTCTACAGTTCTTACACCATATATAACACCAAAGTCTATCTTAGTTAGCTCAATGGCATCTCTTACAACAGAATTTAAATATGGATGTACACCAACTAATTTCTGAAATGATTTTTGTGATAATTTAAAAGCCATAACTTTCCTTTCTATTTCTTACTCATATAAGCTGTTGTGCCCATATATGCGCCTACTATACCCGCGCCACTAATATAAAATAAGTTACTAATATCTGATAATGCAGTTACTCTATCCAAAGGTACAATAAACATTACCACCGTGAACGCACCCATTCCGATAAGTGTCCAAGTGGCCATTCGTCTTTGTGCACGCTGTTTCCGTAAATTATGCTCGACTTCTTTAATTTCTTTGACATGCCGCAATTCTTCATCTGTGACGACTCCATCCCCGTCCTCGTCATACTCATTGTACTTGCTACCTTTTTGTAAGGATTTCGTATCTTCCACATTTATTACCTCAGTTAAGATTTTTAGGTTCTACACCAAATTGTATTTCAATATCATCTAGTGCTTCTTGTAGTTCTTCATCAGTCAAGTCAGCAGTTTTAGTTACTTGATTTATATCTTGTCTTTGTAGTTTAGGCGCTTCAAACTCTGCTAATACTGTTGCTAACCGTGTAGCTTCGTCCATATCTTCTACAGATAAAGCTTTTGTCATAGCTATTTTTAATACATCTAAAGCCGCAGGAGCATCATCTTTAATTTCTTCTTTTAAAGCTTTCCAGTCGTTTAATGTAAGTTTCAATGCTTCTCGCGCCTCCTTATTAGCTTTACGCGCTATAACAGAGTTCTTTTGGCCGGCGCGCGCACCTTCTTTAGAGAAGGGGCGCAGATTCTTTAGTGAGTTAGGGTGTACTTTGCTCATGATTTCTTCTTCTTTTTAGAACCTCTAGCTTTAGCAGCTAAGTCTTTATCAGCTCCTCCCCATGTACCCGGCTTCTTAGCGATAAATGAGTTTACTCTAGCCATAGCCCATTGTTGTGGTGACTTAACTCCAGGTCTTGTACCTGTAGTCTTAGCAGCTCCTATACCTCTTCTATATACTGCGCTTAGTATACTTGCAGGTATTCCTGATTCTGCAGCTTTAGCAGCTATACCAGTTTTCTTAGTACTCTTACCAGTACCTTTGCTTTTAGGAAATTTCTTTTTTGTAAGTTTTACCATGTTAACACTTCCACCTTCTTCTAGCTGCTTTACCTCGTTCGCTTGTCCAACCTTTAGATCTAGCGCAAAAAGACTTTCTACGTTTTGCAGCTTTACTTCCAGGCTTTACTTTACCGGTTACAGCGGTTTTTAGTTTAGATCCAGGATTAGCGCGTCTATATTTTGCTACTCCTTTTGCGGTTAATCCAGCTCCTTTTTTAGTAGGTAACTTTTCTCCCCTACCTACAGATAGATTTACCATTGTTAATCTCCAAATTGATGACCTGCTACTCTACGTATTTGTGCATTAAACTGTGCTTGAGTGGGTTTAGATTTAAATAACTTTACAGTTACTTCAGGTCTTTGTTTGCCTTTTATTCGCCATTTAAAACCTTTTGCAATATGCTCTGGCTTTTTAGTCTTTACTACGCGTCTTTTATATTGAGCAGCAAAAGACTCTGGCTTCTTTTTACTAGACATTTTCAGTGCAAGTACAGTCATCATTGCATTTACGATTTAGTATCGCACAGATTAGTCTTTTAAAGTATCTATACATGTGATAACTCCTACTTTATAAAATTCTCTAATAGGGGACAGGTTAGTCTATGTGTGTATGATCTTCTCCTATATAGTCATCTAAACATGCATAAGTTTTACCCATACCTGTCATTGATAATTGTACCATTTGCTCAAAGCAAGGTTGATACTCATGAAAGTAATTAATACCTTCTCCTTCTATAGTTCCATCTGGAAACAACGTTATCATTATTAATATCCATCCATGTATCATTATTTTTCCCATCTATAAAATATATGTTTATCTATTCTGGTTGTACGCTTTTTAGTCTTAGCCCATGCAGGTCTAACGTAGCTTGCATGATAGTGAGTAGCTCCATCGGTTACATCTATGTTAATACTTTCAGTCATTATTATAGATGCGTGTCTTATAGCATTACTCCAAGCTTTACTATCTCTATTAGGTTCATCAGACTTACCATCACAGTACCAGCTAAACTGGCATTTACCTATAACTACTTTACCGTTTCTATAAGTTAGTCCTTGCTTAACTACTTCACATACTGTATCAGGGTATCTGTTATCTTCTACTCGATTCATTACTACTTGTGCTACTGCAAACTGTCCTAGCATAGACTGATTCTTTGCCTCATGATATATGTTTGCTGCCATGCACATTAGTGCTGTTTCTAATATCATATCCACCTCGTGTCATCTTGTTCTATATCAGTAAACTTCTGATTCCAAGGAACTTTATTGGTTGTTATACGATCGTAATGTGAGCGCAGCACTTCCAGTGCTATAGCAAAAGACATGACATAATCATCATGACAACCGGCTGCTGCTTCTGCCTTACCTTGATCGTTTACGATATAATCTTTTAGTTCTTGTATAATATCGGCACTAGGTACATACACATCATCGTTCTCAAGTGCATTTTTAAGATTACCTATTATTGTACTCCTAGTCGCTGTAGTTGTTCTAAAACCTAGCCTATCGCCCTCCTGGTTAGATATATTAGATATTTTAGTTTGCCTATATAAGTTTACATATGCCATATCATCTAGTTTCTGTAGTGTTGCTATACCCATTGAGTTAGACTCAACAGCAAGCAAAGCATTATTATAATACCTACCTAGATAGAATAAGAAGTCACCAAACTTACTAGGGTCTATTCTATTGTTTCTATAAGCTGCTACTATGTTTCTATTCTCATCTATAACTACAGCAGCAGAATAATCTTTACCTACGCCTAGTGCTACGTCAGCACCAATAACATAACCCATATCGTGGTCTGGGTAATCGTATATTTCTATATCACCTTCATTTGTAGTTTCAAAAAACTTAGAATCAAGGTCAAGCTTCATCTTCTTTAAATAAGGTACTGGCTCTAGTTCAGCTAGCTTACCAGCATCAAAAACGCTGTTACCACTTACTAAGAACGCTTCTTCAGCAGTCGTCGGATATTCTTGCAGAAACTTTCTTTCACCCGACTCAGCAATCTTGAGACGCCTCCAATATAGCTGATCAAAGTCCAGTCCATGTTTATCCATAAGTTTAGACTCTTCTTCAGTAGGCTCAAAGCTTTCTGGAGCTTCTCTCCTATATTCAGCAGTGATATACCAAGGTAAAAAGATAGGTACATACTCAGTACCACCTTTCTCATAATCTCTTTCAGCTTGTTTCCAAAGCCTATAAAATTCTCCTTTAGCACCGTTGGCCGTCGATTCCAATATAACTTCGGTACCCTCAGCTTGAGAGATACCTTGGAAAAGTCCGGCAAGAATTTTTTCGTCAAAAGTCCAAAAGGCCACCTCGCTAAGATGGGCGATTGTAGGGGTAGTGCCTCGACCTGCTTCAGGACTACCCGCCGTATATAGTCTATATCCCGCATTGTTATGCTCAAATTTAATCTCCTTTGCGTTTGAAGCTAGCAACTTAGGTCTAAACTCATCTGCCATACGGTCAAACAAGTTTTTACTCATAGCAAACAAAGCATCAGAAGTAGCACTATCATGAGCCATAACTACTGATCGGGCATTAGGGGTAAAAAAGCTTTTCCAAGCTGTACGTGCAGTACAGAACGTAGATATGCCTTGTTGTCTAGCTTTTAATATTAAAGCTCTAACCCTGCCTTTTTCCTTCAACTGCTGCTCTAATGCTTCATTTACTTTTTGCTGAGCTTCGTTAAATATAAATGGCACAAATCCTTTACTAGCATCTTTAGTAATTATTTTGATTTGTTGTTTTGCAAACTGTTCAAAGTTTGTCTTGTATTCAGTTAGGAGCTTTCGCTTCGTTGCTTCCTTAACAAGTTCGAGTTTTCTTCTATTGTCCATAATGAACCCCAATAGCTAGCAAGACGATTATTCCTATTACTCCTAGCACTATCAGGTCTTGTTTGGTTTGTTTCTTGTTCATTATTATTCCTTTTTATCCAATCACTAACACTCACTCCTACATCATCGCAGGGATCATTGTAGAGAATCATTATACCTCCTGGTTAAGATTTAACCAATTGTTATCTCTAATAGGAGGCACTTCCTTAAAAGAGACTTAGGAAAAATAATAGTATATATATACATACACCTTATATTCTACGCCCCCCTTTCTTCATCCATAAATTATATATAAAATATAATTTCTTAAACTATTAACTTTCTCTTCCTACATCCAACATTGTCGACCGGAAGAGATCAATTTTAAAAAGGAGTATAAAAATGGAAACATGTGAATCAGCGGTAGTTAATAACATCGAGTATGCGGTGGAGTTAACTGGTCTACTAAACGAAGGTGCGGCTAATAACGATGGTACCTGGTCAAGTGGTACGGCTAACTGGAAGTTTAAACACAGTAAGGTGTTTGTGGTTAAGGACTGTAAGACGGCTCAGGAGGCTGTGGCGTTTGTGGTGGCTCTTGGACTGGAGAACGATACGGTTCTTAAGGAGTGGCCATGCAAGGTTATGGCTAAAGACACGTGGGCTCAGGAGGTAGGAGCTGACGTGGAGAGAGCTAGGTATGTTTCGCCTAGGAACGTAAAGGCTGCTAAGGCTGAGATGAAGGCCAAGACAGCTAGGTTTGGAATTTAGAAAGGAGTACAATATGGTAAACGGTGAGGACATCTTCGGAGTGACTTGCATATTTGCTGCTATCATTATCCTACTTATGGTATCATAATGGGGGACTTGGTGGCAGCGGTATTGCTGGTTGGTTGGCCTTTCATATGGATGGGTCTACTACACGTATGGTTTAACTACAAGGAAAGGAGGTAACCATGGTGGAGATATTAATAATACATGGTGCCATGGCGGTTGGCTGTGGCATCGTGGTATGGTATTGTTACTGGCTATCAGGCGGATTTAAGTGATGGCTGGTATCAATGGATCTCATTAAAACAAAGGAGGTTAATATGAGGTTAAACATTAAGGACGTTAAAATGGAGGGCGATATCTTGTCGGATATTGTCAAGGCTCTGGTCTTTCAGGCTATGGTTGGTAAGGACGCGGCGGACGATTGTCGGGTCTACAACGTGCTGGATCGGAGTAAGGTTAGGTCAAAGGCTAAGGTGGCTCGGAAGATCGAGAGGCTGGTGCCGGAGATGGATCCACAGAAACTAAGGAGTGTGGTGTGGTGCTACTACGACTGGTTTACGGATCACTGGAACAGGCTGGATAGGGATATGAATCCACCAGAAATGGATCCAGTATTTAACCCAGGTCCTAGCTTTGATCCGGACGACTATCAGGAGGATTGCTAGGTTTACAAGAGGGAGCCCAGACAAGCTGGGCTTTCTCATAGAAAGAAGATAGAGACTGCCGAGATAATTTCCTCTCTCAGTGAAGTGCAATGTATCTCCTATCTTCTTTCTCAACGTAATTACAAAGGAGGTTGATATGAGTAATTACAAATTTGATATCCCATCTAAGACGGATCGGGAAACATTCGACTACTTACTATGCGAGGCAGATGGTGCTGGAGAAATCCCACGGTTTGTAAACGCGTATAAGGAGGCCAGGAAAGGTGGTCAGTCTATAGCTATGGCTATGGTGGATGCCCACTGGAAATGGGAAGAATATATATGGAACCTTCACTATCGGTGAGGTTTGGAAAGGAGGCTCTCAAGGGAGCCTTCTTTTTTAGCCTGACCGGTGTTTCAAGTACCGACACCGATATATTTACCCGTATGTCCGACAAGCGCATGTTTCTGGTAGGAAGTGATTTGCTGAAAATGTGCCTGTCCCCTATTAGAGAGGGGGTTGTGGGGCCGGTTAAGTTACCCTTATACCTCTAAGAGTATAATAATAGGGTGATTTTCGAGATAGTCATGTGTCTCTCAATGGCCACCTGGCTAGGGGTATTGTATGTGCCAGACAAGCTGGCATTGCTCGTAGTATTTCTTATAAGGGAGTTGTTATGACACATCAAGAAATCTTTGACTATGCGCTTGCAGTGTATAATGTGGCGCTAGGTGTCGACGAGATTATCCATATCGTTTCTAATAATCTCAATGTCGATCACTTTATTAGTAACAAGTATCCTAGTTAACCCTTGTAGCGCGAGACAAGCTCGCGTTGCATATACTAATCTTTTAATCTAAACTATAAAGGAGTAAAGTCGTGAGTACATATCCTCGTTCTATAATCATAAAAGATCTTACAGCTAAGTTTTGTCGTATCTCAGGTACTGACGCACCCGTTAACCCATTCGGTTCTAAGCAATGGGAAATGGTGATACAGACCTCTGATGCTGCTAAAGTTCAAGAGCTCAAAGATTATGGTCTTAATGTCAAGCAAGATAAAGATGACGATAAGACCTTTAATGTTAACCTAAAGCGTAAAGGTATCAAAGCCGATGGCAATCCGAATGCGCCTGTCAAGATCGTAGATTCTAAGCTACAGTCTCTTGATGGCACTAATATCGGCAACGGTTCCAAGGTTAATGTCAACTTGTGGCAGTATGAGTACGAAGCACCAGGTCGTAAAGGTGTTGCTACTTCGCTTACTGCAGTTCAAGTTGTAGACCTCGTAGAGTACACGCCTACAGCAGGCTTCGAAGCTATCGAGTCTGCACCTAGTGTAGCTACGTCTGAGCCGTCAGAAAAGCAGTTGCCATTCTGATGTCTGTGTCGTTCTTTATAGTCCTTGGGGTCGTTATATTCGGCCTCATTGTACTTCAGGAAAGGCATTAATGTTTACCATATCAATCCTCCTACTGCTTGTCCTCATAGTCCTCGTTGGCGTGCGCTTATACTAAGCGTGCCAACGGGCGGCCTATGGGGGCAAGGGTAAATTTTACATAACCGACAACGGGGTTCAGGGCGTCACGCAGTTCCCTTTTACCGCGAGACAAGCTCGCGCTGCCTGAACTAACCATTAGAAAGAGTCACAATGAAACTAGCAAAAGACTTCATGACCATTGACGAGCTCATTGTCAATAGTCCACCACATTACAAACAAGGCGACGTTGAGTGCATTGAAGCAATCAAAGCAGCCACTGGTGAAGGGTATCAAGGGTACTTGCAAGGTAACATCATGAAATACATTTGGCGTTATCGCGCCAAAGGTCAAGCAATAAATGATCTTAAGAAAGCAGAGTGGTATCTCAAGGAGCTAATCGTTGACGAGCAAAAAAGGTTAGCTACAGAAGAAGAAGAGCCAGTTCACCGAGGTTGTTGAAATGATTTATGCAACCATAATCGTATGTAAATTAGCAATGGGTTTACCTGATTGCATATTACTATCCGATAACAGAGGACCGTATAATGCTATTGAGCATTGCATTAACAGAACCGACGAAATGCAGCGAGATGCTTTGCGAGTCCTACCTAAATATAAAGTAGCAGAAACTAATTGCATATCAGAAGATGGAGGTAAGCATGGAACAAAACGATTCCCAAACTCAACAAGTTCCGTATAAAGCAATGACATACCCAGTAGACGAATGGGGTAGACTAGGCGGATTATATAGTCTAGCAGATGTACCAGTAGCTAAGTATGTAAGATATCAAGAATTAAGCGAAAAAGATCAAGAAAGGATAGATAGACATCATGCCTAGAAACCTCACAAAAACTTACAAGAAAGAATGTTTTAAGTTCCTTGACAGCCTCAGGGAAAGCGGCGAATGTAATATGTTCGGTGCATGTACGTATCTAGTAGACGACTTTAACCTCGATAAGAAAGATGCAGTAGCTTGCTTACAAGAATGGATGAACAATAAGCGAGAAGAGAAACTGCAAGAAGATTTTGAATTAGCTAATTAGGAGAATAGCATGAAGAAAGCAACAACAGCAATACATAGAGTAACTAAAGAACGATTCCCAATGAGCGGTTATAAGTTTACTGTAACAAACCGAAATGATCCTGCTATCATAGAATTAAAGAAGAACGTAAAAACTATGAACAGCGAGAGAGGCTGGGGAACCAAAATGAGAGTAAGACTAATGGGTCGTGGTCCAAGAACCTCATGGGCTAGATTAGAAGGATTACACCCAAGAGCTTATGACTGCTACCTACCATTAGATAAGGCTACGCATTATGACGTTTATGTTAACGACATACCAAAGTATTATAATGCTTGAGCTTATACTATATAGTTTCGGAGGCGGTGCAGCATTGGCCTACATCGTCTGGTATCTAGCAGAATATTATTAAACAGAATACTCGCCCAGTACTACGCCTTCTTAGCACGAGAGGACTTAATGTATAACGTGACATAAGTAGTAAGATACTTTAGGGTTTATCTGATGTGGCGATCAGACGAGTTTACAATGGAGAATGTTATGAGTGTAGACAATACAACGACACAAGAAAATGATAAGTATGTATTCGTTAAGCCTGACGGCGGAGAGATTCACTGCTATGGTAGCATAGAATGGGATAGTAATTTCCAATTATGCTGTGATGATGAGGAGTTCGATGGAGTGGCAGTAGATATCGAAGGCGAAAAGTATAACACATGGGATAAAGTTTGTCAGTATGTAATTGAAAACTACCGTGCAGATATAGAGGAGATCACGGCAGTATGACAAACCCAACCATAAAAATACATGAACGCATTATGCAGACCGTAGTAGAGTTAACAGAAGAAGAACATGATCCATTTGCGGTGGCGGGCTGTTTGCTCGCCATTGCTATTTTTGTATACCGATCTGAGGAAATGGAATGGGATACTATTGGCACACTATTATCTGAATGTGTTAAACAAAGTGTTATATCGGAAAACGTAGTAAAGGAGACATTACATTGACATATGGAGAAACTTATTTACATGACGCAATAACCGTACTGAAAGAGTGCGCAGCCTTAATGGAAAAGAAAGGTAAGGACTATCAAGGCGGTTCTGTGTGTGACGATGACTATTACCCGCATGGATGGCAGTCATTTGATACTATGCTAACAACTAAAGTGTTACGCTTTAGATCTGTTATGGAACAAAAAGGCGATATAAACTACGATACAGCAGATGATTGTCTTAGAGATCTGATTAACTATGCAGCACGTTGTATTGTATGGATGGAAAGAAACTATGCTGGTAACAAAAGGATAGATAATGACTGACACAGTAAAAGATATACGCACAACATTTATTGATATGTATCGGGACAAAGAGATACAGCCTGATGGTAATCTTGAAATCATAGGTGCTAGCTTTTTAGCAACTGAACCGACAATATTTGGTAAACCGAATCGTGAATATCAAGAAGCTGAGGTCAGGTGGTATGATACACTTAGCTTAAATCTTAGGGAGTTAAAGAAAGAATATGGAAAAGTACCAGTCATTTGGAAAGAGCATGCGGCGAATAGTAAAGGCGACATTAATTCTAATTATGGCTATCTCGTGTATAGCGCTCTTAACGGAACTCAATATGAATATGTACTTCAAGAGCTAAAACAAAACCCTAAATCACGTAGAGCTACAATGGTGTATACTAATCCGGGTATGCACACTCAGTACAGAGAACACGGTAAGAACGATTTTGTTTGTACTAATGCAGTAACGTATTACATCAAAAATAAATTGATACATGCTGTAGTACAGATGAGATCTAATGATGCTGTGTTTGGTTATATAAACGATTTATTCTGGCAACGTACCGTCTTGCGTAGATTGTGTAAAGATCTTGGATACGAAGAAGGTCAGATTGTATGGCAAGCACAAAGCTTACATGTGTATCCCAGACATTTTCATTTGATTGATGATTATCATTACTCAGTACCAGTTGATTACGAAATGGGAGCATATGATGACTAATAACTTACTAAAATTCCCATCTATAAGAATGGCTTTTAAACAAACAACCGATGCGTTAGATAACCTAGCTCAGGAAGCATTTAAGATTAATAATAACGAAGTAGCTGACGCTTACAGAACTGCATTTAGTTTAGTACGTGAAGGTATAAAGCAAGCTGAAAACTTAGGTGAATCTAAACTACAAAAACAAATTGTAGATGCAATGGATAAAGTACTAACTGAAAGACATATACTATTAAAAGAACAAGCTGAAAAAACTAGAAACCTAGTTGATAGAAGATATGATGCAGCATGTACTGATCTTGCAACCGACTTAATAAATAAATTGAAAGAAACTAAAGTTTCTAAAGAAACGTTAAATGAAAACTTAACTGAACTATATGAAGCTGCTGCTTATCATGTAAGTAAATACTATGAAGAGAAAGGTATTGATGTATGAAACCATATCATAACGAAGGATTTGGTTGGGCTTTTTTCTGGGTGGTAATGCTAATGCTAGTGTTACCACTTGCAGGACTAATGACTATAGACGATACATGGGATAGACTAGTAAAGAAATATACAGACCCATGGAAGTCTGACTGTTGGGAAACCGCCAAGCACGAAAGAGTTTGTCGAGATAATAATCAATGTAAATTTTTTAGGAATTTTTGTCATGAATGAAGGAGAAGCACTGTTACTAATTTTAGGTTTAATAATAGCTATGACACTAGCACTTAACGCAGTAATACACGGAATAATATTTTAAGGAGATAACATGGCTAACGCTAGAGGAAAAGAAATAGATAATACGCATTTAAGTATAGACCAAGCAGAAGCTAGAGGCTTTATACATAGAGACTATATAGCCCACTGCTTACGATGGACCAAGATAGCTAAGGATCTAAACCTTGGTGGTAAGTATAAAGAAGCCGACATAATAGATGTAGGTTGTGGTAAAGATATGCCGTTAGCTAGAATGCTAATGACAAACCGTATGGCACCAAGAAGCTATGTAGGTATTGAGTACAACAAAATGGAAATGCCACATATGTTTGATAACACTACGTTTCAGCCACATCTAATAGACAACGTAGACTTTACACAAACCGACATTATGGAAGATAGCTTTAATGTTAGTGTTTGTCTTGAAGTGCTTGAGCATGTTGAACCGACAAAGGCAATAGCAATTTTAGATAAGCTAGCTGATGTAGTAGTACAAGGTGGTACATGTTACTTCTCAACACCGTGTTATGATGAAAAGGTAGGAGCAGCTAAGAACCACGTAAATGAAATGACTTACCGAGCGTTTGGTGCTTTGTTAGAAGCAAAAGGCTTTCAAATAATAGATCATTATGGTACGTTTGCTTCACAAAAAGACTACAAGCATGAGCTTGACGGTAACACAAAGTACCTGTATACAAAGCTTAGTGAGTACTACGATACAAACTACCTTGCAACTATCTTTGCACCGTTGTATCCTAGCATGTCAAGAAACGTGTTATGGAAATGCATTAATACACAAAGCAAAGACTTTAATAAAAGGTTTCCGCCTATTAAAGAGATAGGTGGTAGATTAGGATCTTCTGAAAAAGCCAATGACTTAAGATATGCGTGAACCAGAAAGATACTATGACTGGATGTTATGGAAATTAAAACAGGAGAAAGATATGAATGCTAAATGGTCTAAGGTAAGTAGCGATACTGACTGGCCTAAAAATATTAGAGACATGCACCTCAAATTCGGGGTGCATGATTGGGTTAAAAGAAAACTACAAGAAAAAGATTATTATTCTTTACACGAATTTCTACAGTTTCGTTTAAGATTCCTTGATGAGGAACTACATGAGACTAAAGAAGCAGTAAAGTACCGACATGCGGATGATATTGTAGACGGTTTGATTGACTTATGTGTTATCGCAATAGGTACATTAGACATATTACAAGTTGATGCTCATACTGCTTGGCATAGAGTACATCGTGCTAATATGAGTAAAAAGGTAGGTCAAAAAGAGTCTAGACCTAATACTTTAGGTTTACCTGACATGATAAAGCCTGAAGAGTGGGTTGACCCAGACCATACAAATAACACAGGAATCACTCATTACTTTTTAAGAAAGGATTATGTTGATGACGAACCAGACTATGAGCAGAAGTAAATTAATGAATCATATCAATCACTTAAGGATAGAAGTTAAAGCATTAACCGACATTCAAAATGCAAGAGTGCGTGATAAAAAGCTTGACGCAATACTAGTGTTTGACACAACTATAATCGTTTTAAAGAATCGAATAGAAAAGTATGAAGAAGAACTTAAAGGCGCGGGATAAACCCGCGCTACTAAAAGTATATTAGAAAGGAAAAATATGCAGTTAGTATTTGACATAGAAACTGACGGATTTTTAGAAGATATGACGAAGTGCCATGTACTTGTCTGTCAAGACGTTGTAAGTAAAAAGATTTATACGTTTACCGACATCCAAAATGGCTTAGACTTCATGAAGAATGCTGATGCACTGATTGGTCATAACATTATTGGTTTTGATTTAATGGCATTGGACAAACTTTATGGATGGAAACCGTCTTCTAAAACCGTCTTGATCGATACATGGATCATGAGCCAGACATTGCAGTTTAACCGACAACATAAGCATGGCTTGGCAGGCTGGGGTGGTTACCTTGGCTTTAAGAAAATGGATAACAGTGAATGGGCAGCCGATGGATTTAAGACATACGATCCTCGAATGATAGATTACTGTATTCAAGACGTAAAACTAAATACTAAAGTTTACGAAGTACTGCTTGCTGAGTTAGAAAAAGCTATACAAATCAATGACTTAATCAAGAAAGGCTTGAGAGTCGAGCATGATGTAGCTGAGTTCGAAGCTGTAGTACGTAAGACTGGCTGGCTGTTTGACTTGAGTAAAGCTCAGGAAAACCTACGACTTATGACAAGACACATGAATAAGATTGAGTCTATCATTGAGCCAAAGCTAGGTACAACTAAAGTATTTATAGATAAAGCACCTAAAACTGCTAAGTATACTAAGAAAGGATTGTATACAGCTACTACAGCTAGAATACTGTCTGAGTATTTAGGTAACAATGTAATAGGTGAAGATGCTTTATCAGATAATCCTCCAATAAAACCTGGTCAGGAGTTTCAAAGAAGCAAAATAGAAAAAGTAACATTGAGTAATATGGAATTAGTTAAACAATGGCTACTAACTATTGGCTGGAAACCAGATGACTGGAACGTAAAGCGAGGTCACAGAGGTGACTGGATACGTACAGGACCTAAGCTTACATCAACCTCACTAGCAAAGCTAGGTAGACAAGGTAAACTAATTGATAGGTACTATACTATTAAGAACCGCAAAGCTACTATCGAATCATGGCTAGAAAGGATTCAGAAAGATAACACAGGAAACTATCGTCTTCATGGTAGGATGTTTACTATTGGTACTCCTAGCTTTAGATGCCGTCACGAAGTTATCGTTAACTTACCAGCAGTAGATGCAGCGTATGGTAGAATGCTTAGGGAACTATTCATTGCTGAGCCAGGTTATCGAGTTGTTGGTGCGGATTCCGCTGGGAATCAGCTGCGTGGTTTATGCCATTACGTGGGAGATAAATCCTACACAGACTTGGTGGTCAATGGGGATCAACATACACGAAATGCTGATGTTCTTGGTTGTAATAGGAGCGTGGCTAAGTCTTTTCTCTACGCTATTCTATTTGGTGCAGGTGATGCAAAGCTTGGCCAAACTCTTACAGGAGTAAGCAGTGCACCTAAAGGTAAAGAGGCCAGACAAAAGTTTATGAATAACTTACCTGGGTTTGAGCAGCTAGTTAATAAACTACGTGGTGTATTTAATCAGTATGGTTGTATACCAGGACTAGATGGTCGTAAGATCTTTGCTAGATCTGATTACCAAGTACTTAATTATCTATTACAAACTACCGAAGGTATTACTTGTAAAGCAGCTTTGAGTTATGCTATGAATAAAATTAAAGAGGAAAAGCTTGATGCTTATCCTGCTATATTCTATCATGACGAGCAAGCATGGATTGCAAGTGATAAAGATTCTAAACGTGTAGGTGAAATACTACAAGAATCTTTTCGTGAAGCACCTAAATGGTTTGGTGTTGAATGCATGGATGGTGGTAACTATGTAATAGGCAACTCATATGCGGAGGTACACTAATGAGCTTAGGATATAACACGTGGGTTGAAGTATATTATAACCTACATAAGAAAACCTTTTCAGTAAGACACGCAGGTAGAGTATGGTTTCATACTAACCTACTAACCTTACATAACTGTAAGTTTGCAGTACAACCTGCTGGTCGAGCAAGGGTTCTTAAAGAAAAGAAGAAAAACGTACATGCTTTTATAAGAGGGTTCGTATTAGGTAATAAGTATGATCTTGCTGCTGATAGCACTCATACTAACCATAGAATGCTTCATGCACAACAAGCAATGTACAACCCGTATTACTTTTCTACATTTGTAGATGTAGATACAGGTGATGCAGTATATGAGGCTGACGTGGTTTACTTAAATAATTGTTGGCCTAAACCGGAGATTTATTATGAGAGTTCCAAGAGTTCCAATAAAAATAAAGCTTCCATTAATAAACCCAGTAGCAAAAGCAATGCTGCGTGAAAGGAAAGCTAAACAGGTTATACCTGATAAGAAAAAGTATAACCGTAAACGCGATAAATATAAGGACATTACATGAAATTATTTATTGATGCCGATAGTATTATGTTTAAAGCTGCTTGTACTCAAAGCAGTAAACATGAAACACGAGTTGTTACTCGTAAAATAATTGAAGACTCTATAGCAGATTGTTTTGCTGATGAAGTCTACATTACTGTAAAAGGTAAGGGTAACTTTAGATATGATGTTTACTCTGACTACAAATCTTCTCGTAAAAATACCGAACTAGAAGAGAAACTAAAAGAGCGTCTTAATGATGCTCATGCTTATCTACTTAAAGACTGGTCTGCCGTACAAGCAGATGGTATGGAAGCTGATGATGTAGTTTGCATATGGGCTCATGAAGCTAGAGAAGCAGAACAAGACTTTGTAATTGCACACATTGATAAAGACATAAATCAAGTTGCAGGTAACCATTACAACTACAACTCTAAACAGATTTACTTTGTAGATGATGATACAGCTGACATGAACTTCTGTACACAACTACTTATAGGTGACAACGGCGATGATATACCTAAAGTAAAGAAAGGTTATGGTATCAAGACAGCACAGAAAGCTCTTGCTGAAACTACATATGATAATCGTATGGATACTGTAGTAGATATATGGCAACGACTATATGGTAAAGGCTGGGAAAAGCAGCTTAATATGGTTGGTAACTTAATTTACATGAAACGTACATGGGATCTTGAGGAGTGGAATTATGAAGATCGTTATACCGGGAAAGCCAATGAGCGCAAACCGAATGGAAGGGATACGAGCGATACGAACGAAGGACGGAAGGAACTTCACGCAGACGTACCCGACCAAAGAGTACAAGGAGTTTCTTGAACGATTCAAAGAAGCTACTGAAGATCAAAGTTGGCAGTTCGAAAGGGCTGCCGACATTAAGATAGTATTTAACGCTTTCTTTAGTAACAGAGCGTCAGACCTAGATAACGTACTTAAACCGTCTTTAGATGCGTTGCAAAAAGTATTTGAGTGGAACGACAGATATTGTTATGAAATAGAAGCACATAAACACCTTGTCAAAAGAGGCGAGGAGAAACTGGAGATAAATATTGAACAACTATGTAGACAATAAGCGCTATCCTTGCGAAGATTGTGGAAGCTCTGATGGTGTGATGTTTGACTCTACCGACAATCACACATATTGCTTCGCATGTGGGACGTATCGTAATGAAGATGCGAAAATATTTACAAAAGTAAAAGGAGTAACTAGTAATGGACCCAATGCCGATACAAATAATAATGGACAACTGGACGTCCTCGATATTCATAAGTATCCTTGTTTTGGTATGCCTAGCAGAAATATTTCGGAAGATGTAGCTAAATACTTTGGTGTTAAGACACATCAATACGATGATAAGCCAGCACATTTCTATCCATATGGAGATGATTGCTACAAGATACGTATACTACCTAAAGAGTTTAGAATGATTGGCAAAGCTAAAAAGCTTTTTGGTCAAGATAAATTTACAGGCGGCAGAATGCTAGTCATTACCGAAGGCGAAATAGATGCACTAACAGTAGCACAAGCTTGCTTAGATTTTAACAAGAGAATATATCCTGTTGTATCTATACCGTCTGCTAACCAGCTACAAGTATTGTTAGAACAACGTGAATGGATTAGACGATTTGAATCTGTTATACTATGGTTTGATAATGACAAAGCTGGTATCAAAGCTATAACTGAAGCTAGTAAAATTATTGGCTTTGATAAAGTAAAAGTAGTATCATCAGACCAGAAAGATGCTAGTGATTTATACATGAAACATGGTGCAAAAGAAGTTACTAACGTAATATGGAATGCACAAAAGTATAATCCAGCTGGCATACTTAGTGGTGAACCTATATGGGATAAGTTTATAGAAAGGCAAAACACTGAGTCAATACCTTATCCTCCTTGCCTAAATGGTCTTAACGAAAAGCTTAAAGGTATGAGGCAAGGTGAAATTACTTTATTTACTAGTGGCACAGGCTCAGGTAAATCTACCGTCATCAAAGAGATTGTATGGCATTTACTTCGTACAACTCAAGTAGATCGTATTGGTCTTATATCTTTGGAAGAAAGCGTAGGTGACACAGCTGAAAAGTTTATTGGTATGCCTCTTAATAAACGTGTTGGTGGTGATATACCTATTACTGCAGAAGAACTACGCATTGGCTTTGAATCTGTGTTTAGTGATGAACGACTTATATTACTAGACCATCAAGGCTCTGTTGATGATAGCTCTTTAATAGATAAGATAGAGTACATGGCTCTTATGGGATGCAAGTATTTATTTCTAGACCATATTACTATTGCAGTATCAGAAGGTAGTGAAGGACTATCAGGTAATGAAGCAGTAGATAAAGTTATGAGTGATTTACTAAAGGTAGTAAAGAAGCATAACGTATGGCTGGGTATTGTAAGCCACCTACGTAAGTCAGGCGGCGGTGCATTCGAAGAAGGCAACATGGCTTCTATCGACGACATCAAAGGCAGCGGTAGTATTAAACAAATATCATTTGATATTATTGCTTTTTCAAGAAACCTAGTAGCTGTAAACGAATCTGATCGTAATAAGATTCAGTTTTCAGTTCTTAAATCTAGGTATACCGGCTTAACAGGACCAGCTGGCAACAGCAAATACAACCAACATACTGGTAGACTAGAGAAAGGAGATGGCTTTGAAATTATCTAAGGACGATGCGATGTACATGAACATTGCTAGAGTTGTAGCTCTTAGATCTCGTGATGAACATTTCAAGGTAGGTGCAGTAATAGCTAGGGGTAATAAGATCCTTAGCTATGGCTGGAATGGTACACCTCATGGTATGGACAACGCTACAAGAGATGCTAATGGTAATACTAAATGGGAATTAGTACATGCAGAAACAAATGCAATAACTAAACTAGCAGCTTCGACTTCTTCTTCTGAAGATGCTACGCTATACTTAACACATTCACCTTGTAAAGACTGCACTAAACTTATATTACAAGCAGGCATAAAGCGAATGATATATGCTGAAATGTATAAATCTAATAAGAACGGTAAACGAGTACCTGAGTTAGAAGCATTAAAGTTTTTATTAGATAATGGTGTGGAGGTGCATGAATGCGAAACATTGAAATAAGAGAAAACACTAATGAAGTTATTAGGTATCCTGAAGATATGTATTGTGTTTACTTCCATCAAGACCCAGAGACTGATGAAGTAATTTACGTAGGTAAAGGTACATTACATCGAGCTTATCAGATTACAAACCGCAGTTATGACCATCATGTGTGGTTACTAGATAAGCTTGATAACTACAAGATACAAGATATTGTTAAGATAAAAGGCGGTCAAATGACCGACAAAGAAGCTACTATTGTAGAAGCTCATGAGATAAAATGTTGCCTAAGAAAGGGATCTGACTTACTTAATGTAGCTCAGAATCCTTTTCGCAAAACAAGGAGAATGAATGCAGAATATAATAGATTATCTAGAGCAGAAGATACTCAGCACGCCTCAACGATGGGCAGTGAAGCTAGTACTCGAACATGAGTTACAGCCTAAACAGCTGGTGTATGATGCATTAACTATACTACAATATCACTTTAGAAAAACGTCTACATCTGAGTCAGCTACGTGTAAACTTACTGCAGCTTCAGTTGCAATAGGCAAAAACGTATTATTAAGACAAGGTGTAGAGCTAGGATTTAGAGCCGACGTAACAGTCGGCGACCTAGTTCTAGAAGGTTTTTATGAATGTGGTTACATAAAAATATTTAGAGCTCCTACTGAAGCGCAAGTTGAATGGGAGAAAAACCCGGTAGGTAAAAAGCCATTTAGCCGGGCACCGTACATGATTGAAACATCAGATAAGTGGTTACAAATAGGATCATTACCGTCTGATGTAGTCAATGAACTAATACAAAATACCTCATTTACTAAAATTAATCGTGTCCATCATTTGTTTCAGGAAAACGGACATCCTGTTATTAAGCATTGGGGATATGATAAGGACCAAGATTTCAAGGATCTGTTAGATCAACCATTTGTTAATGCAATAAACAAGCTGCAACGAACAGCATGGACTATTGATAACGACATCTTGGAAGCAGTAAAGAAAAACAAACGTAAGTTTGTAACTGAAACCTTAAAGGTATCAGATGAGACCGGTAAGAACTACCGTTACTGCATTTTTGGTAACAACGATGAGTTACAAGGCAAAGACTTATACTGGAATAATACCGTCTTTAAACCAGAGTTAGGCAATAAGTCTTTGGAAAAGAAATATTACAGCGAGTTACGACGTTTAACTAACAAGCTACGTAATAAGCCTAACAAAAAGCTATTGGAAAAAGCTCAGGCTAAGTATGATGAAGCTGCTACTCACTGGAATGCTAAGTTAGTATTACTTAAAAACCGTAGTAAGTTTGATGCATACAACATGACTATACAGAAAGCCGAAGCATTAAAGGATAAAGTCTTCTTTCAGTATGTAGATGCAGACTATCGTGGCAGGCTATACTACCGTGAGTCATATTTAAACTATCAAGGTAAAGATATGGAACGTGGTCTACTCAAATTTGCTAATGCAAAACCGATGACTGAAGAGGGTTTATACTATTTTGCTGTACATACGGCTTGTACGTACAACCAATCTTATACTATCGATAACATACCTGACTGGTGTGAAGCTGATTACAAGTCACATCTTGAAGATGAAGGACTTACAGACATATCAGTCGACAAAATGACTATCGATGATAGGGTAAAATGGGTAATTCATAATGAGGATTTCATTAGAAACACCTGGAATAACCGTACTATACACGACAAAGCAGAAAAAGGCGTAAGCTTTCTTGCTTGTTGTAAAGCGTGGTGTGGTTTATGGGATCAAAAAGAGGAAAGTGGCGTGTATTACTTAAGCCTACCTATTCCTATTGATGGTTCTAATAATGGTTGGCAACACCTTGCTGCTATATCTAAGGATAAAAAGGCAGGTGAGCTAGTAGGTTTAGTAAAAACTGATATACCTAAGGACTTTTATGTGCAAACAGCTAAAGCATTGATATCTCGCGTACCTGACTGGTTCGCGCAGAGAGACATGCCTATGAAACACATAAGGAAAGGTATATCGAAACGCGGAGCGATGACTAGAGCGTACTCTGCGGGCCACTTAGCCATAGCTTTGAACATGTATGCTGATTGTTATGCCGAAGGATTCCATAGTAAGTACGATATTACTATGAGTGACTGTACCGACTTGTCATATAACTTAATAAAAGCTATAGATGAGGTGTGTCCAGGTCCACTCGAGACTATGAGTTACCTACAGGCAATAGCAAATCACATAATATCTGACTTGAAAGAGCCAGTTGTCGAATGGACTACGCCTTCCGGCTTCCCAGTACGTTATGAAAACTACGTAATGGAAGACGTAAAGTGGAAAAGCTGGATCTCTGATATGAGGATACAACACGTAGGCAAAGAACATAGGCTAGTGTATGGTAAAAAGATACCTAGTCCTGGTGGCTTTGCATCAGGTATAAGCCCTAACTTCATACATAGTATGGACGCAGCTCATATGGCACTTATTATCCATCATTGGGACGGTGACTTTGCTGCAATTCATGATTCATTTTCTACTCACGCTTGTGATGTAGCTAGCTTATTAAGTTTAACTAAAGAAGTGTTCATTAAAATGTACAATCATAAGGATTTCTATAAGGATATAGCAGAAATGCTATTGCTAGAACCTGAAAACTTTAATTACAACTATAAACTAGGGGAGTTAGATGTAGAAGCTATACAAGATAGCGACTACTTCTTTTCATAATCATGATTAAGATAAAAAACAATGGGCAAATAGGTATAGATGAAGAAGACATTGCTTTCATATATAAATATGGCATTGTGTTTCTTAATGGCAGTGAGATACATTATACTCAAAGCTTTATAAAGAAATACGTAGAGCAAAATGACTTATATCACCTATACCACTCTGATATATGTGGTTAGTTACATATCTATTTGCAATATACGGGAGCCCTTAGCGGCTCTCGTAAGTTTATTTTTAGCTTCACCGACATCTTTCATTGTTTGACGATTGCGCGACTCAAGGTTTAAGCCATTAGGTCCTATAATATTGTCAAACAATCTTAACATTTGATCACCAGTTAGTTCATTTAACGTTCTTCCTTGTGCTCTTGCAGCATTAGGAAGTAATTTATCTGCAGCTTTTGCTGCTCTAGATTTTTTAAACGCTTCGTATTTTCCAACGGCTACTCCTTGTTTTCTAGGAGGGTGCTCCATAGTATCATACAAAGTTTTTATAAGATTACCCGAATCAAAAATAGGAGGTGTTTTTTCAAGATCATGTAATAGAAAGAAAAATCCTCTATATTCATTATCCATACTTATTTCAACCTTAGTATCCCCGATATTTTTGAGCTTGGTTCTAAACCTTTCTATAGCTCCGGGTGTCCAGTCTCCCATAATACTGTCGACATAAGAATACTCGTTGATAACATCCCACCAATTTTTATTAGCAAGATCACGTACTTTTGCTGCTCCATCTAGATCTGTCTTAACAGCATCCATAATAGGTAGCATGTAGTTACGCTTTAACTGCGCAAACGATTTACCAGTAAACATTCTATTCATCCAGGCACCATCTATACCTTGGATAACAGCAGGTATAATTCTACCTCTACCCCAGCCACCGGGCTTACCTTCTCTTATAGCACTACCTGAAGGCATACTTCTATACAACGGTACGTTACCTGCTCTCTTTACATTAGAAGTATCTCCGAATACTACACCAATATTTCCTTCTACATCTTTCATAACAGAGCTTTTAGCACCAATGTAGTTGTCAATACCTATAGCATTCTTAACTTTTATAACCTCATCAGATAACATAGCAACAACATTGTTTGCTCTTAGTAGTTGTCCTACTTGTACGACACCTGGATCTAACTCAGCATCAATAGAGTCTGCTAATATATCGTGTAAGAACTCAACTACCATATCTTCTCTAGACGGTATCAGCATTCCACCTTCTGCATCCATCTTTTGTTGTATCTTTTTATCTAATATAGAAGGTAAATCTGAGTTGCCGTTTATAATGTTTCTTATTGCTACAGACTGAGGACCAGTAAATACTGTTTCATATATAGCAGCATCTAAGTTTTTAAGTAACTGACCATAAGCAAGCGTCATAGGTGGCTTTTTAAGAAAGTTGTCCCTATCTTTTAAAGCTAACTTAAGTATACTAACTAAGTGAGCAGAAGCTGCGTTATTAGGTAAATAGTTTTGAGCATGTTTGTCACCATTCTCTTCCATGAAATACTTCATACCATCTCTAATATCACCAGCAGCTAACTCGTCGTCTGTTTGTGCTCCTTGATACAATTCTTTTATAGGTATAGTATCTAAGTTTTTAGTAGCTCCTTCTCTTCTCAAAACACCAGCTCTAAATGCAGCCTTCATAGATCCTAATTGCATTAGGTTACTAGCTGGTCCATGAGTTTTACCATCTAGTTCTACAGATATATTGCTCTTAAACGTTGTGTTGTTCTTTTGTGCTTTATCAAACTGATATAGCTCATGAGCAGCTTCAATTAAGTTTAAGCCTTCTAGTTCTTCACCAATAGCTTTACTCTTTAATGAATCTCCAATTGTTAGTCTTGGTATATTAGCTAACTCAGGAGGTACAGTAACTCCTTTTTCTGTTAACTTTATTTGTTTTAGCTTTGTTATAGCATCTTGATCTTGTTCAGGCGTTAGTAAACTATCTGCTATACCTTTTCCATCAGCAACAATATTAGCAAAAGCGCCATGGTTAGGGCTGTTCCATTCAGTATCAAATGCAGCAACTCTATTTTCAGGAAGTAACTTATCCGCACCTGGTAAAAAATGTTTTGCCATTAACTCTTTAAACATTACTGTTGCAGGAGTATTAGCATTAGGATTTACAGTAGGAGGTCTAATACCTCCTGTTACAAACCTAATCCACGGAACTAGTTGAGGATTAAATCTTGTTTGTGTAGCATGCATACGACTTTGTAGTTCTTGCACGGCAAAATCTAAATGATTAGCTTTATTACTATAAGTGCCAATAGTGTTTAAACTTTCTATAAACCTAGTAACTTGCTTTTCCATTTCAAATGCAGGATTATAATCAGGATTAGGATCGTCTTGTTGCTTTTTAGCATACTCACCTTTAAATGCTATAAACTTAGCTGGACCTATCTTAAGTAAGTCGCCTAGTTCAGGTGGCCTAGTTCTATCTTTCATACCAGTAAGAACTTGTACGGCTATTTGTATATAAAGCTTTCTTCTAAGAGGATCTACACCATGAGCAACGCTATGCATATTCTCTGCAGCTTCCTCTATCTCTGCCATTTTACGATCTACAACAGAAGTAGTTTTAGTTTTTCTATACTTAGCTCCTTCTCCTAACCCAGATTCAGTAAGTGCTAACTTAGATCTAGGAGCAGATGAAGGTTTTATTTCATAACCAGTAAATATAGCAGGAGAAGCTTTTTCAGCAGCCTCCATAGCAGCAGCACCGGTAGTAGTAAGCTCATATTCTACTGTTCTGTTAAAAGAATCTGATATTCTATTATATAATTCAGGATTAGCAGCATGATACATTTCTTTTGCAAGCGTACCTATTGTTTCAAACTGATCTCCGGTTACACCTTTCATAGTGTACTCATCAGAAGGTCTGCCTTGAGCTATGTTTTGTTCACGTTTCCAAGCTCTATATATTTCTCTACCTAACTGTTGGTTACCTAAACCACGTCTTAATTTACCTTCATCTGTTAGTTTTACTTGATCTGTTTCACGTAAAGTCGCTTCAGTAAAATCATCTGTATTATCTGTTTGCTGATCAGGTTTAGCGTTGTACTGATTTTGATATATAAACCTTTCAGTCATAATAGACATAACTCTAGCAAACAACGGATCTACTTGAGTTACATCATCACCTCTTATTTTACCTGCATTAAATCCTTTAGGATCAAACAGTATACCTTTTGTAGAGTTAACGTTTATTGACTGACCAGAAGCTTCTCCGGCTTCTACAGGAGATAAGCCTGCAGCTATAGGTAGTCCTTGAGCTGGTGATAAGTAAGCTCCTGTAACTGTAGCACCAGATTCTAGCTTATCATAAAGTAGCTGAATGTATTTATTAGATCTCGTAATAGCTTCGCCAAAACCATCATTTTCGTAAGCATCAAACTCTTTAACATCAGGCTCTATTTCACTAATAGGCTTTACTCTTTCAGCTTCTCTTTGTAGCTCAGCCGTTTGAGCAAGTCTAGCAGCATCTTGTTGTGCTATTTGTTGTGCAAACCTATCTCTAGCTGCTGTCTGATCTACTCTACCTTTTTGTTCTTCAGGTAAAACAAAAGGTGCTGGTGTAGGACGTATAGGTTGTGGTTTTACGGCTAAAGTTGCAGGGCCTTCTTGTTGTAAAGACTCTACGGGTGTTTTGTTTCTAAGTCTTTCATCTAAAACAGCCCCCGTAGCTTCTCGTTCTTTTACAAATTCCATTAAACCACTTTGTGGATTTATCCTTGTTGCCATGTTATTCTCCAAAACCCCATTTATAAGCTTGTTTATCTATTTGTTGATAAGCAACTTGTGCTATCGGTGTAACTTTAACTATAGTTTCTGGTGGCTTTTCTCCTGTTATGACATCAGCGGTTATATCACCTATTCTAAGTGCTTTACTTACACCAGCTGATTCACTAGCTATTGTACCAAAGAACCATTCTACATTTGAGCCATATCTTTTGTCATACATTGGGAAAACAAAGTCAATAACTCTTTCACTTGTACCTAGTAGTCCACTAGCTCCTACCCCTCTTCTAATATACTCCATACCTTTAAAGTAAGGTGTAGTTTCTCCGTACTTTAATAAATCTTTTAGGTGTTGAGATACAAATCCTAATAGTATCATTGTAGATACTGTAGCAAATATGTTGTATTTCATTGCTGGAGTACCACGTTTAGCTAACTGAGTATACATTTTAGGTATATGGTTAGCAGTAAACGTAGCTATAAAACCTTGAAACTGTGTAAACAAAGCAAACCTTGGATCTTGAAATATCAAAGGTCTGTTTGCAGACTGTGGTAATGCAACAGCTTCATTTATAAAGTTAAATGTAGCATCATTAATCATTCTTTCCCACTGCTGTCTTACATCTTGATTAGGTAATACTGTTTGCTCGTCTCTAACAAAACCAGTATGGTATCTAAGTAAAAACTGTGTGTCTAATCCTAAGTTTCTTAGCCCCTCTTCTGCTTCTCGAGACTCGTTAGTTGTTATATCTGCTTGTCTTGCAGCTACCATTATAGCTACCTTATCACTAATGTAATCTAAAGCTATAGCAGCTCTTGCAGCACGTGCAGCGTTAGTCCATTGTTGTAATAAGATAGTCTTAAAGTACATATCAAGTATTCTTTGGTGCCATCTACCTGTTTCACTAACACCTGTTGTATGAGCAGCACCAACTTCCCAATCAAAGAAACCTAGCTTCTTTAATATAGCATGACCAAACCTACCTCTTTTATGTGGTGCTGGTTGGTTAGCTATAGTACCATACAATCTATTAGCAGTATTTCCAAACTCATCTGCAAACGATCTAGCTATAGAGTTAATACTACCTTTCTCACCAAAAATTTGTTTTTGTGTTAGCCCAACACTAGTCAAACCTAGCTCAACAAAATTAGATAGTGTAGCTAGTGGCAAACCAGTAATAGTAGTTACAAATAATATGTTCTTTTGTGCATGCCTAAGTATAGGTGGTATGTTTCTCTTGTAGTTACCTGACTCAGCATCAAAGTAGTTTTTAAGATCAAACGCAAGTTTATTAACTCTAGCTCTTGCTTCATCAACAGTATACTTACCAGACTCTATAAGCTCTTCTTCTATTTTATTTAATCTATAATTAAGCTTAGCATTGTTACTACCTACATACTCTTCTAATACTGTATATCTTACAGCAGACTTAGCAGCATTAGATACGTTAGTAAATATATCTCTTTCCATAAACTGCTTAAACTCTGCTCTATCAGAAAGGTTTAATGTTCTACCTCTATGCGACTGTGGTCTAAACGTAGATCTGTCAGTAACAGAAAACCCACCATCAAGTGTAAAGTTAGAAGGAACATCAGCTCCATCTATTTGTAGTATTTGATCTGTAAGTTCTTTAGCTGCTTGTGGTGTAAGTACTTGTTGACCTTCGTCATTAATAATGTTAGTAAGTGCTAATTCAAACTCAGCTCTATTGTTTTCTATAGCTAGTTTATCTAATGACTTATACCTAGATAAATAATCATTTACATAACCTAGTTCAGGATTATGAACTGCTTGCATGTTATGTAGTCTGTCACCTGTTTCTATAAGTTTATTATGAAAATTTCTAAAAGCATTAGCAAAAGGTTGTAAGTTTTCAGGTAAGTCTATATCCCAGTTTATATCTCTATTTTCTCTGGCTGCTCTAGATCTTGCAGCTTCAAATACTTCATAGTATTGCTCACTAAATTCTAATCTAGATTTACGTTTATCAGTTCTACCAAACGCAGCAAGTAAATCTGACACATCTCCTAGTCTGTATTTAATCTCAGAAATTAAGTTATGTTTTCTGTTTTCATATGTTTCACCAGAAACAGATCGTTGTAAGTTAGATCCTACAGATTCACCTAGTATTCTAGCAGTTACAGAGTCTTGTTGTATACCACCTTGGTTATCAAACATAAATCTAGTCATACCTCGCCATAAACCAGGTATACCTTTCCACCAGTCTTTAGCAATTTGACCTACAGCTCTGTCTTGTTTAGCCGCTACGTGTGCATCAGCTCTATCGTTAAGATCTACGCCACCTAGCTCTGCTAACTCAGATTCTGCTTGTTGTCTTTCTCTTCTGTTTAATCGTCTATTTGATAATCTTTGTTGTAGTGCTTCTACTCTTTGATTAATATTATCTGTAGCAGCTTTTACTCTTGCATTTTCTTGTTGTACATTATACTGTTGACCATTAGCCTCTATATCTTGTTGTGCTAATCTACCCATATCAGACGTTTGTCGACCTGTATCTGGCCCAGTTCTGTATGCTACATCTACCCATGCACCATAATCGTATACACCACCTGGTATTGATATAGCACCACCAAGAGATGTACCAGCAATAGTAGCATCTATAAGTCTATCTTTAAACTCATTAGCATCCCAGTCTCTAAAACCATTAGCAGTATGTGCAGCAGTATAACCAATAGCTTCTTGTAAAGCTTCTGTTATACCTTCACCAGCACCTGCTTTAGCAATACGAGTTAATTGATTTCTAGCCACGTTTCTAGCAGTAATTTGATTCTTAGCAAATCTTGCAGCATCATCAGCGTATTTAGCTACTTCTTGTCTTGATAATGTTAGCAACGCTTTTCTAGCATCTTCTTCGCTAGTAATAGTTCTACCAAATAAAGCTCTATTTCTAGCTTGCATCGCTCTACCTGCTACGTCATCAGCATTATTTGTCATGGCTGTAATAGCTTGTTGTCTGCCTTCTTTAGTTAACAATGCAGCTGGATTCAAAAACCTAAGACCTAATCTATCTAATACAGATTGCGATACACCACCGGCTACAGCTAAGTAAGCATTTTTATTATCACCTTCTTGGTCGTTCCATATTGTACCTGTATATAAAGCAACAGGAGATAACACAGCACCTGTGGCTGCAACACCTAACGCACTAGCCCCTACATAAGGAGCAGCAACTGCACCAGTTATAGTAGCTGCCATATAAGGTAAAGATATAGCACCGTTGTTAGCAACATATTGCAAGAATCCTTCTTTACCAAAGAACCCATCAATATCTTTATAACTAGTAACTACTTCAGGATTCTTTTGTAGCTTTTCTCTAGCTCTATATATACCAGCTTCACCTACGTTTTTAGCCCAGTCCCAACCAGAAGTTTCTCCTATAAGCTCGACAGCACCATATAATCCTTCTATAGCGCCAGTAAGACCTATATCCCAAGCTGTAGAAAAAGGACTCATAGCTTTGTTTTCAAAATCTCTCGATCGATCTCTAAACATAACGTTATTAGAAGCGTATAGGCCACCAGTATATGCAAGCTGTGTTTCATCTATAGCTTTTTGTCTAAATCTTTGCTCATACTTTGTTTCATCAGCTATAGCTTCTGCAATAACGTTTCTTGCTAAGTCGTAGTTTTCTCCTAGACCGTCAGTGCCTAGTGCTTGAGCTGCTTTATAGGATCTTATTGCACCTTCAGAAGAATATCTAGTAGGATTTAATACACCAGTTCTTACTAACGTTTGTTCCCAACTTCTACCTTTGTCATCCTGTAAATCTATTAGCTCACGACCATTAGGATCAAACTTACCTGTACGAAATACGTTAGTAAAACCTTCTTTCTTTGCTAACTGCATTAGCGCTTCATTAGCTTTTTCAGATCCTGCAGTTCCTAATGCAACGTTATCAGCACCAAATACTTTTGTAACTTCCGGCGCATCTATGCCTTTCATTCTAAACTTTAATGGATTACCATATTGATCTACTTCACTAGTAGAAGCCAGAGTATCTCCGTCAATAAAAGCATAATCGTCATTAAGATCTTTACCTAATAACCTTTCTGCTACTCTATCAGCTGATATTGCCATTAATCCACCATTGTGCTAAGTACATTGTTTATAGATGCTTTAGACCATTCCATAAAACCAGTTGTTGTTTTAGAAGCCTTCTTATTCCATTGAGCTTGTTGCTCATCAGTTAAAGTATTCCATTGACTTACTAGCTCTTGAAAAGCTCCTATAGCTACTTCTTGATTTGGTATTCCAGATAGCTCAGGCTTAGTAATTCTTAACCATCTAACTGCGTTATCTCGTAACCTTGTAAACTCTTTAGCGTCAACAGGCTTACCAAAACCTCTAGCTTTTTCTTGCTCTGTATCAGGCTCTAATCTAAATAGTCTATCTGCTTCTGTACCATCTAAAATAGTTTCTCTAATTTTAAGAGAATCTAAATAGCCAACAATACTAGTAGCTTTGTATCCTCTACCTGCATCTTCTACCATATCTCTGTAAGCTAACTCAATTAACTGAGGCATTCTAGGTAGTTCTACTTTATTATCTAATGCCCAAGATGCTACAGCTCCAGCATCTGTTGCAGGAATTACATCGTCTACATACGTTTTCTTTCCTTTATCTATACTTAAAAGACTAACTTTTTCTCTAACAGAAGTCATAACATCTGCAAAAGTTTTTGTGTATGAGTCTAAAGCATCTCTATGTTTAGGGCTGTTTTTATTATATATAGGATCTAAGTCATAGTCAAGAGGGTTATGCTCGTTACCAAACTTATCTAAAAATACTCTAGGAGCGTTATCTCCTGCACCAGCTTTATACTCCATAACTTGTATTTTAAAGTCTTTGCCGTTTTTATTACCATAGAAAGTAGTAGCATTTCCTGTAGATATGAGCTGTCTAGGTAACGGAATTAAATCTGTTATGTTACCACTCTTTGCATACTTAGCTAGTGACTTAGCAGTATAAGCTTTAGCTGCACCCGCGCTTGTTGCAAACTTTACAGCAGCCTTTTCTTTAGCATCAACTCTTTGTAAGTAGTTTTTAACAGAAAAACTTAAACTACCACCATGACTATAGCCCATTAATCTAGAACCAAGATACATTACAGCCATACGCTTTAGTTCATCAGTGTCAAACAAGCTACCAAACAAACCTTTTAGAAAACTAGTTGTTTTATTTTGTTCTGCAGCAGGAGCATTAGACCCTGTGTTCTTAACAGTATCAGGATCAGCATTATTACCTGGCTGATCTGGCCCAGGCCCTGTTTGATTTTTGTTTTGTTTCTCTATTTCTGTAGCAACTCTTTGTTTTTGATCGTAGCCTTTCTCAATAGGCTCTAGCTTTTCCATCTTTGCTAAATCTGCTTGTGCCTTTTCTTCTTGTTTACCTGTAAGACCTCTTTCGTTTTTAAACTCTTTAGGGCTAACTAAATATTTACCAGCTCTTCTAGCAAAATCATCAATAGCTTGAATCTCTTTACCAAGACCTTCAGATCTTTTTATTTCGTCATCACTTAAAAACTGTGGTGCATTTTGTTTATTAATATCTGCTTGCATACTATCAACAAGTCTATCTAGTTCTGGAGGATTAAAGTTTTCCATAGCTCTTCGATCAAGTTCTTGTTGACTTGTTGGTCTGTCTGTACCTTCGTATAGATCATATCGTTGACGCGTTTGACCTCTCTTTTGCTCATCTGGTACAGTTGCAACACCTGGTATATCAGCAATCTCTGAAACTTTAGGTATAACTTGACTAGGAGGCGCTTTAGTTACAGGCACTCTTAACCTACTACCAACAAAATCTTTAAATACTTGCGAGTCTGCCCCTAATCCACCCATATCATTATCTTGCATTGCATCTAAATATTCAGGTGTTAACGCTACACGCTTACCATCAACTACTCCTGTAGGTATCGGTACGCCAGCTGGTTTATTTATGTCTAACATTGGGTTTACACCAGGTATTTGTCTTGTATCTAGCGTAACATTTCTGTTAGGCATAACCCCTTTGTTTATATTTAAGTTTCTAAGGAAGTTAGTATACTCATTAGATGGCTGTCTATTACCCATAACTCTAGCAATTCTACCAGAACTTGGCCCTGCAATCGGCTCCATAGAGGACATGTCCCTTGGCGGTATACCTATATTCATAGAAGGTACTGAAGACGCGTCAGCGGCCACCTGTGTAGGGCTAGCAGACGTATCTGGTTGAAGTTTTGCCACAGTAACACCAGGTATTTTATCTTTAGCTCTACTATCATAGTAATTTGAGATACTAGCAAAAGTCATTTTGCCATCATCGCCTGCCCAAACTTTATTTCGTTCATAGCTGTCACTACCTTTAGCAAAAACCTCTTGATTTAAGTCTCCTTTGTTATCACCACTTCTAAATTTTTCAAAATATTTACCAGGAGCTGCTTGCATAATTCCTAAATGCGCATCTCCACCATACTTCCATCTGTCTAAGTATGTTTCATACAGTTTTAATTGATCAGTGGGACTCATACTTGCAACATCGGATGTAGTAAAGTCTTTATCTATCTTACCCTGATCTTTTAAATCGTTTATAGCAGTATCAGTAAACTGAAATAAACCAGTAGCACTGCTTTCTTTGTTCTTAACAGTAGGGTCAAAGCTACTTTCTCCATCTATAATGTTATATAGCTTATCTTTAGTAAACTCTGATCCTTCGTACTTGTCTAGCATTTTATTAAGCTGAGTTTGGAATGCTTCATCTTCATCTAATAAGCCACGAGATAGTACTTCTGTACCTGTTTGTGCGTACATAGCTTTGTTTTGATTTTGTTTTTGCCTACCTATATCGTTCATCTTTTTTATTGTAGGACCAAACATTTCTGTGGCTTCTTTGTTTACTACAAACTCACCGGGTGTAAGCCAAGCTGGCACGGTATCTGTACCTTTAGGTTCGCCTGGATGGTCATACATAGGAATTGATTGCATAGCAGGTACATTAGCTTGCGGTACGTCAAATTCAAAAGACATCATATTCCCATGTCGGTCTTTTCTTGTAAACTTTTTAAGCTGCATTATTGTTTTCCTCCAAAAGCTCCACCTTCATCAAATACACTTTGTGTAGGTTGACTGTAGTCAGGTATATCATTCATAGCTTGCGTACCAAGATCCAATGGAGCTCCTGTAAAATTTCCTGAGCTGTCAAATCCTGTATAGGCTTCATTATAATTATCAAACATATCCACACCTTCACCCATAGGAACTTCAAATGCTAGCTTTTGTGTATTTAATCTATTTAACTCTATATCTCTTAGCTGATCACCAGTTGTTACACCTGGCTTTATACCTAACATAAGCTTTTCTTGTGTATCAGAATAACCGGGAGCTATTTTACTTAGTGGGTATGTATAATCTCCGGCACCTTCAAAGTTATTTGTGCTTGGATTATATACAAAACCTTCAGTATCATTTAAATAATTTTGTATATCTTGCTCCGTTAAAACTTTACCCTTGGTAAAATAATCGGGTTCGGATAACATGGGAGGTCCTTCGCTACGGTCCATTATAGAACTACCATACATAGCAGGATCTATTACTGGTACATCATAGCTTTGATTAAAAGCAGCAGAATCAAAAGTATTGCCTAACGCTACTTCATTACCACCCGTTACTGGAGCTGAGTAGTCTGTTCTTGGTACTATTTTATTTAACGGAGTAACTGGAATATCAAAATAATCACTATCAAAATCTATACCTGTTGATCCTCCTAATGAAGAACTGCCTCTAAAACCTACTGCCATATCAACGTCCTCTAAAATTATTAAACATATTCTTTATGCCGGTCATCATATTTCTAGAAGGGTCTTTAGATATTTCGTACTCTAACGTTAAGCTTCCGCTACCCTTACCCATATCAGGTTTAATACTATATCCTGCGCCTAATGGCATTTTACCTGATCGCAAAAAGTTTTGAAACACACTATCAACAGAAGTAGGTGACATACCCATATTACCAAACATTAGTTCTTCACCAGACTTTGGCATTACAAAAGCTCCTTCATTATATTTTCTAGCTAACTCTGGATCTATCTTTTGCTGTACGGCTTCAGGTAGTTTAGAAAACCCTTTATATTTTTTAGGTACACCATTAGTTACTTCTCCACCTGGTGCTAAAGCTAATGGTCCTGCATAACCACCTCTTGCAAAGAATAAACTTTTTAAGAACGGTGCTAGCATTTCACCTACAACTTCTCCACCTATTGCACCCATAGGTCCCATCATTGCACCACCTGCAGCAGAAAGCGCTTTCTTTGCTCCTTCTTTTCCTACTTGTCCTAATGCATAATCTATAGCTTTAGTTTCTGCTATATCAGTAGCCATACCTAGTGGTGATTGTTTACGTTGAAGCATAGGTACTTGTGGGTCTTCTCTTCTTGCTTGCATAGGAGCCATACCTATCATAGGTTGTGCTAGACTTATCATTTGCCGCCTCCTGTTTGTGTAGTAGTAGTTGATCGAGGCACTGCTTGTGATCCTAAATAGCCAAAGTATCTAGTAGCCATAGTATCATCAGCATCTAATAGCTGTTGTTTGTAAGCTTGCTGTACGCTACCTACGTCTCCTAACAAGTCTGACCCACCCAAGGCGGTTTGCTGTCTGTCTTTTGCAAACTCTAAAGATCTATCAGCTAATGCTTGATTCATAGCAGCCTGAGATCTAGCAGAACCTAGCATACCACCAGTAGCTGCTTGTCCCATACTACTACCTAATATACCTTTTAAGTCTGCTTCTCTAGCTGCAGCAGTATCAAAAATACCTGTACCTGCCATCATATCTTGAGCAAAACCTTTTTGTGCAGTAAGCGCATCTTTTTGCTCTTGAGTAAGATCTGCTACAACAGATTCAGGGCCTTTTAATCTATCAGCCTCATACATATCAGTAACGTCTGATAAAACTCTTTCTACGTATGGCGCAAATTGATCAGCTATCCCTGAGTTTGCTACCTGAGTAGTAGTGCCTCCGCCTCCACTTCCCATATTAATCTCCTATTTTTCCTCTAACAGAAATATATAAATTACCATTAAAACGTTTTTTTAAAAATTTACCATAACGTAAAGCATCGTCATATGGTTGTACTGAGTCTGCTCGCCAGTACTTACCACCATGTTCTTTAGTATGGTCTATCATATGAGTAAATAACTCATGTACTACTTTACCATTTAACCTATAGTTTTTATCTACAATACAATCATTAACATCCATAACTGCTTTGTTGTTATAGTAGTTTACGTATGTTGATGCAGCTAAAAACCCTTTTAAATCGTTATCATAATATCCTAGTACTAAAGCATTAGGATCTTTTTTACTTTGCTTATCTACTAAATTACAAAAGAAACGTATCCAGGTATTTTGGTTACGCTCAATACCTTTATAGTCATTTTGTTCATTAGATTTATTCATTAATAATATGGCTTCCAAAACATCATTTTGGCCTATAGCTCTTATCATTTTTCGTCTATCCTTTCCTTAAGGTCTGCAAGACTACTGGCAGCTCTAATGTCTGCCAATAGCTTTAAATGTTCTTCTTGCCTTTCGTTAAGTGCTCTAATTAACTCTAATAATGTAAAGTCTAAGTTAGCATCTCCTGTGCTAGGAGGATTACTAATACTCATTAGCGCTTACCTCCTTTCTTAACATCTAGTTGTAAACCAGATACGTTCCAAGCTTTGTTATTAGCAGCTGTGTTAGCATTTGATGCTTGTGCATCATCGATTCTATAATTAATTAATCGACCAAATACTCGCATATCTGATTTATAATTACTAGCAACACCAAAATCGTTAATAACAAGCTTATTAGCTTTAGCATTACTTTGAGTATTATCTTCTGCTACAGTTAAGTACGATAGCTGACCTGGGTTATTAGTAGCTCTAGCTCTTATACGTAATGTAGCTCTTACAGGCTCACCACCTACAGTTTCAATACTACCACCATCAGCCCATAGTGCCATGCTGTTTACTTGCTCAGTATCAAATGTAGGACTAATAGATAGCTCTATTCTTTCAAAGTAAGATACATAATTAGTGCCAGCAAAAGTAAATCCTAAATCTGCAACGCGTATCCTATTAGTAATATCACCATTAGAAGCAGTTTCAGATTGTAAAAGTATAGGATATATTTTAGTGGCATTTATTTTAGTTGACTCCCATGGTCTTATAATATCAAAAGTTGTACTTATACTTGTACCACTTGTACTAAACGTAGGAGCAGAATCAGAAACAGCAGTACCTTCTGCAGCATTAGTAAGATTTGTAGTTGTTGGTGCTACTCTACTAGCTACAACCTCTGTTACTGGCGCAAAAGCTGTAATAAAATTAGCAGTAGAACTAAATTGACTAGGACTAATAACTATGTTAGTAGGACTACTAGAACTGTCAGGTGTTAAAGATAATAACGCGTTGTTAGTTAAAGCAGTTAATATATCTAATAGTGCCTGCTGCATAGCCTGTACACCACCATTAGGTTTAGCAAGTTCTGTACTATTTTGAGTTGCATCAGTGTTATAATAAGCAGCTAAGTAAGCTGAATTACTACTATGACTTGTTTCACCATAATCATTATCATTTGCTGCTTTTGTAAATGAAGGATCTAAGAGTCGTCCAGGCCCTTCACCATAATGCTTATCAAATAGCACGCTACTGCCGCTAGCAGTATTTGCACTAAGAGTAACGCGGGTCCCTCTAGCATAGGCAATATCTACCCCTTCTGTTGTGGCTATATCACTACCTGTAGAATTAGTTATTAGTCCAGTTAGTAATGTACCTGTTCTTGAAGCACCTTCAGTAATAGTATATGCAAAGTTACCAGATATAGCTTTTCTACTTGTAGCTAAAAATGTTAGTACAGCATTATTTCTTGTGACTGTAAAATGTGTAGTATCTGTATGTGCTGCTTGTAAAGCTGTAGCAATTTGTATAGCAGTTACTTCAGCTGTAGTTTGTGATCCATCAGGATCAAAAGCAGGATAAGCAGACAAATCATTAAAGTTAACTGTTATAGCATTACCTAAAGGTGGTGTTAATGTAACAGTATCTGTAGTGCTTGCAGCGGCCACACCAGCGCGCGTTTGAGCTGCTGTGAACGTACTATTACTAAAGCCTGCCGGTAATGACCCAGCGCATGTTAGAGCCACACTAAAGTTGTTTGAGATTATACCTACGCTTGTAGATGTAGCTGTAACTAAACCAGTAGCTGTAGCTGTTGTAAACCCTGAACCTGAAGTTATAAGTCCCGCAACTTCAGTAACAATATTAGCTCTTGTAAACTGTCCATCTAATACCTTACTTTGTGTACTGCCATCTGGAAACGTCACAGTAAGTGTTATAACTTTCTGACTGTTATCTACTCCAGCAGTACTAACTGTTACACTACTATTTAAGTTACCACCAAAATCTGTTTCAGAATAGTTTGTACCACCGGAGGATGTTAAGAACGTAACTGTTATAGGATTATGATTTGCTCCTATCCTAGAGGTAAGTCTAACGTTATTACCACTAGCTGAAACACTATAAATAGAACTACTGTTTCCATTAAATTGACTCAATGCTTGTAATTTAGTTATTATGTCGTCTCTTATATCTGCTGCCGCAGTTTTGTTTTTAGCTAATATGATTGTTTGATCTATAGCTGCATGTATACCTGAAGCTTCAGAAGACTGTAGCCTCATAGATATAGCAGGACTTATGTTAGCAGCAACACCATACACACCTACACCAGTAGTTGTAACGTTAGTTGTAAGGTTACTTGTAGAACCACCACTTATAGCAAATGTACTAGTATTAAATGTTCTTGGTCCTGGTACGTCTGAAGTTAGGGTTAACACGTTTGTGCTAGCTGTTGCAGTAAAATCTGATAACGCGTTGTTACCATTAATGTAGTCTCTTATAGCAGCAACAAATGTAGTCATGTTAATAGTTGCGCCATTATTGTGATTATTACCTAGTATAACAACAGCTGGAAAACTAACATCACCTATACCATGTGAAGCGCTACCTTTTATAACAGCACTAGCTCCACCATCAAGGTGATTGCTTTGAGTTCTATCATATGTAAAAGTAGCAGATGAAGGAAAAGTTAATGTAGTTATTTGATTAACAACATTAGGTCCTGTATCTCCTGTTATTGCAAGGTCTATAACTTCTCTTATGTTTGTTTGAAACGTAGTAAAAGAAGCTACAGCTATAGTCTTTTTAGCTTTAGTACCTACAGTACGTCTAGGCGTTTTACCGTTTATTGTTACTGCAACACTTTCTTTTTTACCTCTGTTAGTGTAGCCAAAAGAACCACTGTTGCCAGTTAGCGCAACGGTAGCAGAAGGTACTCCACCACCTTTTACAGGTCCCATATCCCCTGACATAACACCGTTTAAGTCTCTTATAGTCCATGTATTATCTCTATAGTTCCATATTAATACTTCATCCAGTTCACCAGCAAGTGAATCTAGTGTAGGATAACAAACCCATATTTCATTTTCCAAATGATTTTGCATTAGCATCAATTGGTTTTCGTGTATCGGGTTTAAGTTATCAAAGAAGTATGTTTGTACTCTACCACCTGATAATGTTTGTATGTTAGATGGGTTACCTTGAAATACGTATATATCATTACGTCCTACTACAAAGTGCTTACCATCATATTCTTTTACCGCTCCTTTTGTAAGAGCACCATACTCATCAGTAACAGGTGCAAAACTAACAGGCACATTTACGTTACCTGTAAGACGCATAGCGTGTATAGAGTCTGTAGCATATATGTACATGTTACCTTGTAATGGCTTCATGTCTTGTATTTGACTTGTTTCAGATAATGTAAACTCGTCAGCAGTACTAGCACCAGCTTCAAAAGGATTCCAGTTAATAGGTAATGCACCCGGCGCAGCAACATCAGAGGTTCTAACAACACCTGATAGTCTACGTATTGTATTACCACTTGTATCTATTTCAGTTAAATCACCTGCAACAAGTAAGTTACCAAACGCTTCTAGTACACCACATCGTACATTTACAGGATTACGTGAGTTAACATTAACTGTTACTGTATTGCCATTACTTAAATTACCTATTACAATAACAGTAGTATTAGTAGATGCGTCTGTGTATATTTGAAAGTTGTCACCAGTTACAGATGGTGTAGATCCTGGCAAAGCTCCTGGTACAAAGTTAGTACCATTTACTGTACCACTACCAGCCGGACTACCTGTCTGTGCATTCTTTGTAGTCGTCCCTGTTACACTAATGCTATTAGCTGCAAAGTCTACTTTCTGTCCTAAATCAAATACATTACTATCTCCTGTAGAAAATGTATCTGAGTGAGTTGTTTGTGCTACGTTATAACTATCCCAACCAGGTAGCTCAGCTAATACTATGTTATTAATGTTTGTATTACCTGGCGTATCCTTTATATAATGTGGCTTTTCTATCCCATTGTTTATAATAAACGTAAAACCACCATTGAATAACGTATGCATCCATCCATCAGTGCTAAATGTAAAACCATTACCACTGTTTAAAGTAGAGGGAGTTATGTCTCTTTTATTTCCTAAATGATCCTGTATGTAAACCTTTTGGCCTACAATAATGTTGTTGTTAAGTAAGTCTACTACAAATATATAATAGCAGCCAGTAGGTTGCAGGTTCGGATCTTGCCACACAGCAAAGTATCTAACCTTACCATGTGACAATGAACCTGTTAACTCATCTGCAATATTATTGAGTAGCAGCTCTCCTTCCATTTTTCTTATGGCACCATCTTTAAATCTAACATTACGTACGTCAGTAAATATATTAGGTGCTAAAGCGATAGGCGGAGTATCTTTAACAACACCTTTACTGGCTATATCGACAATGTTTAGATCTTCTGCCATAGTTATCTCCTATTAAGCGCATTCGCGAATCCCAGTCTGCGGATCCACAAAGCACGCTTCGACTTTATCTTCTTCTTGAATTGATTGAATCTCAGCCGTATCTTTCTTTTCCTCTTCCACGGTCGTAAGTACTCCGTATCGTTTACCACTGAGTCGGAACGTTGTACATCCTTTCGCCCCACCCTTCCAGGCATCCACGTAAACTTGCTTAAACTCCTCGTACCCAACATCGTCTCCTACATTACAAGTTTTAGAACAAGCACTATCTACATAATGCTGAGCTAATAGTAAAACAGATAAGTGCTCTTGTACTGTTGTTTCGTTAGCTGTTTTACCTTCTACGCCTTTAGCGTATGCATAATCTTCTACACGTTCAACTTTAGGTCCTTCGAATGTTTGTATTGTTCTATCGTAGTAGTGGCTAAATACCGGCTCAATCCCTCCTGACACATTGTCAGCGACCAAGCTAATAGTGCCAGTAGGAGCGATAGAAGTAAGGTGCGAGTTTCTAATCCCATGTTCTCTTATCAACTTCTTTACTGATTGTGGTAAACTTCTTATAAAGTTTGACTTTAAATATTCCTCTCTGTATAAAGGGAAAGGTCCTTTTTCTTTAGCTAATAATGCAGAAGCTTTATAGCAGTTATCTCTAAGGCAAGCAAATACTTTTTCTGCCCATGCCATAAATCCTTCGGACGCATAGGGTAACCCAAGCATTTCGCCTGCGTTAGCGAGACCGGTCACGCCTAACCCCATACGCCTCTTATCCTTTGCTTCATCAGATTGTTGCTTTAATGGATATATAGTTCTATCGATAACATTATCCATAGCTCTTACAACATTAGGTATATCCTTTTTAAACTGATCAAAGTCAAACATATTTATTTCACTTTCAACAACATACTTTGTTAAGTTAAAGCTACCTAACAAGCAAGCTCCATATGGTGGCAAAGGTTGTTCACCACAAGGATTTGTTGCTACTATTTCTTCACAATAGTGTAGGTTATTCATTTCAGCTATACGATCTACAAACAACACACCAGGCTCTGCCCAGTCCCATGTAGATTCCATAATCTGATCCCATAGCTTTTTAGCGCATATGGTTTTATATACTTTATGCTCAAACACTAAATCAAAAGAATTATCGTTAGGGTTAGTAAGAGCTTCCATAAACTTATCAGTTATACCTACACTAATATTAAAACCAGTAAGACGATCAGAATTACGTTTAGCACTAACGAATTCCTCAATGTCCGGATGGTCGACCCTGAGGACACCCATCTGCGCCCCGCGTCTGTGTCCCGAACTAGCGATGGTCTGACAGATAGAATCAAAGATGCCCATAAAGGATACTGGACCACTAGCTTGGCTATCGAGCGATTTAATCTTATCGCCTCTGGGCCTGATCTTTGAGAAGTCGTAGCCAATCCCACCACCTCTGCGCATTGTTTCAGCTGCTTCACTTGCTTTCTCCATTATTGTATTCATACTATCTTCTATAGTTCCTGATACAAAGCAGTTGTAAGCTGTAGTTATTCGACTGCTTCCTATTGCAGACTGTACTCTACCAGCAGGTAAGAACCTCATATTGCCTAATATATCTTTTAGATTATCTTTATGCCCTTTATCATCTGCTAAAGTTCTGGCTATTCTAGAAACCTTTTCATCAAATGTTTCGTCAGTCTGGCAGTATTTCATCTTATCTATTTCTATAGATATTGGCTTTGTAGGTCCTTGATACGGCTGCATTTTTATCTCCTAATAGTATATTATTTATCTCTAATAGGAGACACTACTTCTTCTTCTTTTTACTACGCTGTGCAGTTGCCATTGCTGCAGCTGTAGGTGCACCTTTTGCACCTTTCTTACGCATCTTTTCACCACGCTTACGCTTAGCATGTATATTAGCCCATAATCCTTTTTTCATTTAGTTAATCCTTTTTGTTTTTCATATGTACGTAAACCACCTATACCTAACATGCCACCTAATATAGGTAACAATGTACCCATATCAAACTCAGGTAAATCAGGTAATGCTATACTAAATGTAGCTAATATAAACACTAACAAAGGTTGTAATATAAAATGATATGCAAAAGCTAATCCACATACCCATCCTATAAAAGGACGCCAACCACCTTTAAAAAACGATCCGCTAGCTGCTTCAGCTTTGTTAACTTCTATTTGTGATATAGCTAACTCTTGTGCATGCTTTGCGCCCATTGTAGCTATCTCATGTGCTAATGCTGCTTTCTGATCTTTATCTTCTATAAACTTATCTAACAACCCAGTTACAGGTCCTATTAAATTATTTAATACCATATTACTTTCTCTTAAAACTATCGTTTAATGAATCAACTACGCTATCTATATTAGGCTCTTTTCCGTTAGGATCATACTTGCATCTGTATTCTGTAGGACACTGACCCTCAACAACTAATGTATACGTATCATTAGCACCTTTGTATAAACAAACTTGCTGTCCATTTTTAGCTTGCTTTCTCTTATATCTACGACAGGTAATGTATTTAGGATCTTCTCGTATACCTAAACGTTTTTCTTGTTCCCATGTCCAGTCACTAAACTTTTTAAGAAAGCAAGTAAAACACTGTTTAATGTTATCTGATTGTGCTATGTATATAACCTTACCGTTGGTGCAAAGCCACTCAAAAGTTTCTTGTCCACCTTGTTTACGTACACATTTATCTCTAGTTCGATATCCACCATCCTCTGTCGACCCCCACAAGGGTAGTAGTAAACAGCACCAAAGCACAAATACCAACAATAATAACCACTGTAAGCGCGACATATCCAATAACCTTTTCTCTAAATATTTTTTTATCGTAAATTTCTTTTTGTCTGCGTTTACGTATCTGTCCTTCCATTCTTAATAAGTCGTCCCAAGCTGCCGTACCATGCGTAAACTTTATAAACTGCTGTAGTTCGTAGCGTTGTTCTTCTAATTTCTTTTTAGCTGTAAAAGCTTCTATTGCTTCTTGTTCTATGGATCCACCACCTAATACTTTACGAAACATTGTAGGATTCTTAGCAGCCTTATGTGCTGCATCTACATCTGATACTGCACCCATCCATCTAGACAGATCTTGACTCATAGCTTCTAAATCACGACCTGCCGCAAAGGCTCTTTTAATTCCATTAAATGCTGTACTTGCTACGCCTATTGCTGCGCTAATCGTTACTGGATCCATGCTTGTTTTCCTTTAGGTTTCTTCCCATACAAAACGGGTTTTATCCAAGCAGCCAACTTCTAATACTGTAGACTTAGGTCTTCCTAAAGTTTCAAAGTGATCTATTAAACTCATGTTAATAGCTTCAGCATTGAGATGTAAATACGCTTCGCATTTTGCTTTATCTTTAAACTGTATAGGTTTAAATTCTTGCGTAATAATTACATCTCCAAAGTTTATAACTGCATAAATAATAAATACTGCTATTGACTCCATCTCGGTCCTTTCTTATTGCATTATTTGTGTGAATATACTTATTGTAAATGCGACATAACCACCTATTAAAGCGATTAATATCATTTCTAATCTATGTAAACGTTTTTCTAAAGACTGCATGCGTGTGTGCATAACAGCCATATCTGTTAATACTTGTTGTACTTGATTGTTATCCATTTGTTAGTACCCACCCTTGTGTGTTATCAGCTTGATAAGCATCTTCATCCCAAGTGTAATAGTTTCTTGCATCTATTTGTTCTTGCGTCAAAGCTGGATAAGCAATAGGAGCTTCCCATATCCATGCTGTTTTATTTAATGTCCAACTTGCAAAAGGTTTCTGTTCATAAAAAACATCATTTGTTGCATCATAATACATACCAATACCAGCATATCTAAATCGTAATGCTTTGCTTTGGTCAGCACTTTCTTCAGACCAATCTTGATGGTCTTTAGGTACATAATGTTTGCCTTCAAAAGTATTATAACTAGTCTTTATCCACTTGGATTTATCACCCCAGTTGCCAGTATCCAATTCAGATTCTTTAATAACAATAACTTCTTTAACAATATTGTTATTATCTATTTTTGCCCAATGTCCCATATTAACTATCCTTGATATTGATATCGCAATACTACTATTCCAGAACCACCAGAGCCACCACTTGCTGAACCAGAGTATGTGCCTCCTGCACCTCCACCACCACTACCTGTGTTACCTGATGCTGATGAGCCATTGTAGTAAGAGCCTGAACCATGTCTTGCACCACCTGCGCCACCTCCTGCCTGACCAGAGCCACCTGCAGTTAAGTTTTCATCTGTACCACCACCACCTCCACCAGCTCTTGTAGCTCCATTGTAGTTTGCATTTCCTGATGATGAGCCAGAACCACCATCTCTAACATCATTAGTTAAATTAAATATGTGACCTTCGCCTACACTTCCTGCGCCGCCACCGCCACCACCTCCTCCGTGGTAGGATGAAAAACCCGGGCCACTAGATCTAGAACCATGCCCTCCTCTATTACCTTGTCCAGATATCCCACTACCTGCAGCGTTCCATCTATCAGGGTTATAACCACCAGACTGTCCACCTCCACCAGAGCCACCATCATCTCCACCACCCTTTCCTCCACTACCATTTGGATTAACAGTGTTTGATATTCTCTTTCGATTTGCTTGTCTAGCACCATGACCACCACCAGTTG